TTGGAGAACTAAATATCTCCAAATACTACAAATTCATTATGTCCTTAATTTCACAAAGAGATAGAGAAGTTGTAATTGAGGCACTAGACTTTTATCTATTCAATAAGAAATTTGATCTTACTGAAGAAAAAAGAATGGAACTTAATGCACTTCTGAATTGGATTAAAATCGAATACAATAAACATGAAAATTAATCTTTGGCACTGTAAAGAAATGAATCAATGGAGATGGACTTTATGTGAAGATTCTCGTCCAATTGTTAAACAAGAATCAGGCCAAAGAGAAAATTTACGAGATGCTATGAATGACGTAGTAAATACAGTTGAGTATTTAATGAATACTTGACATTCTTATTCCAGATGACCGAGCAAGCGAACGGGCCCGACTGTTAATCGGAGATTGGTAGGGGCAGTACCTACATCTGGAGTTGGATATAAATTATCCAAATATCGTGGGGAAGTGTAGTGGTTGCACAGAAGTCTCATAAGCTTCAGGTTGGTGGTTCGATTCCACCCCCCGCCACCAAAATGGGGGATTCGTATAACGGTTATTACTCTGGATTTGCAATTCAGAAATAAGGATTCGATTTCCTTATCCTCCACTTAGTGCTAACTGTCATTTCATAGAACATTATATTGAAACTTGACTCATAAAACTCTTTATGGTACTATATAATAAGTTCAAGAGGATGTGACCTCTATATTCCAGGACATCGGGGCAGTACCGATTATCTCCACTTCTTGGGGGTAAATTAGAATCGACTGGGGTTTATGTTGTATCTGTTGACGGGACAAGAAAACAAACGCAAACAAAATTGTTGCTTTCTCTCGTCAAACCGCATTGGTTTGAACTAAACGAGTGAGGGGGTTATAAGTTTCCTTCTTACCCAAAACTTACAAGGAGGTGTAATGCCTCCTATTTTTATGCCTTGTGCCAGTCCTCATATTGGCACACAATACCTCCAATGCTCCTGCAGACCTGCTATAATACACAGGTAATCAACGAAATCCAATGAAAGCTTCAGTTTCATCTAATTTGTCCTCAGTTATTTTTATATTTGCCTGGGTTGCTGGAGTTGTATTGTCTCCTGTTTGGAACTTAAAACTCGGAGCCGCAATCTTTCCTCCATATTCTTATTACGTGTTACTTGAAAGGATTATCTCTACCTATACACCTGATCTGTTAATCAAATGAAACCTATTCTTGCTATTGTAGGCGGTGTTGCTCTTCTTTGGGGTGTTGCCTACCACCAACTTATCTTCACTGCATTCTTCGGTCCTAAGTTTGAGAATGTTCGTAGGAATACCTTTGAGCAATCAAAGTCCTTCCGAACTGGTGCTGTTCAAGAACTGCAAAATATGCAGTTTGAGTACATCAAGGCAGATCCAGCACATAAGAAAGCACTCGCAGATATTATTCGGCACCGTGCTGTAGAGGTTCCTGCTGATGCTATGCCTGCTGACCTTCAATCTTTTATCTCTAATCTTCCTAACTGATTATAATGACCGAAAACTACCCCGAGTTCGTTCCTTTTGCTAAAATCCCCCGTCTTCATAAGGAATGTATTGTCACTGAAAAGATTGACGGCACTAATGGTATTATCTACATCACTGACGATGGAGATATGTTTATCGGAAGTCGCAATCGTTGGTTGAGTGCAGAGTCTGACAATTTTGGGTTTCATCGTTGGGCATCTGAAAATAAAGATGAACTGATGAAACTTGGTGCTGGTCGTCATCACGGAGAATGGTGGGGTAGTGGTATTCAACGAGGTTATAATCTACCCAAAGGTGAGAAAAGGTTCTCCTTGTTTAATGTGAGTATCTGGAATTATGAAAACAAACCAGAGTGTTGTTATGTTGTTCCTACTCTTTATACTGGAGAGTTTAGCACTAATGAACTTGATGATGCGATGGATAAACTTTGGGATTATGGTTCTGTTGCCTCTCCAGGGTTTATGAATCCTGAAGGAATAATTTTATTTCATAGTTCGGCAAATCATTACTTCAAGGCACCATTTTATAAAAATCATAAGGGGGTAAGGACACTCTGACAACTGGCACAATAGAACCCCAAAACCCCCTCAAATGCCCTATAATGACTTTATACACAACCAAATCCCTGATGAACTACACTCCAGAACAAATCGCAGAAATCGTCCTTAAAGTTCTTAAGGAAGTAAATGAACCTGATGTTCTCACACTTTCTCTTGATGAAAAATATGAACTAGCAAATAATACAAACACACCTGTAGAAACTCTAAAGGTTCTTGCGACTGATGAGAATGTTGATGTTCGTTGGGGGGTTGCAGAAAATCCAAACACACCTGTAGAACTTTTAGAAGTTCTTGCGACTGATGAGAATTATAATGTTCGTTATGGGGTTGCACAAAATCCAAACGCACCAGTAGAAACTCTTAAGGTTCTTGCGACCGATAATGATTATGATGTTCGTTGGGGAGTTACACAAAATCCAAACTATAAGACTCAAACTCTTGAACTGACTCAAGTTCAATATGATGCTCTTAAGGTTCTTCTGAAATCAAGTCAAGATGAGACTCTTAAGACCCTGACACTCTGACGAACTGGCACAAGACCCCTCCCATTCCCCTCAATCCCTGCTATAATTACAAAGTAATCAACAAAACTATGAAACCTTTTATTGCTCTTGCTTCAATCGCACTTCTGAGTGTAACTCTTGTTGGGTGTGAAGAATATGAAGATTCTGATGATAAGCAACGTGCTCAACAAGAACGCATTCTACAAGAAGGCACATCACAAACGGGTATGCCTGCCATCAAGAACTTCCGTGAACGTAAATTGCTGAAGCAGATTATTGAGATGCGTGACCAGGATGGTCTGGTGACTTATACTTACACTGTTCCCGAAACTACTGGTCGTCCAGTGTTTCTGTGTAATTCTATTGGGTATGGTCTTCCTGCTGCCACTCAATACACTAATCCAGAGAAGTATGAATACACTGGCACAACTCTTCCTCAGGCAGATCCTAATGGTTTGTTCTCTCCTTCCAGTGCTGAAGGAACTTGGGTGATGTGTTCTGATCCTTCTGGCAGTGGCAAAACCCGCCCTGTTTATGTTGAACCTCGTGTGATTGTTTCTCCATTTAAACTGTGATGAACTCTAAAGGATTTACTCTTATTGAGTTGCTGATTGTTGTTGCTATTGCTGGTATTGGATGTGTTGCTTTGTTTAGTATTGCCACAGGCAACTCTATTGTTCCATCCAAACAATCCTGTATTGCTGCTGGAGGCAAATGGTCTGAAGGCATTCAATACGGTCGTATCACTCAACTCTGTACTTATAACTGATTATGACTAAAGTAGTATATAATGCCTGCTACGGTGGGTTCGGTCTCTCTAATGAGGCAATGGACCGAATGATTGAATTGGGTTATGATGGATTGAAACCCAATCCAGAATATGTCCCAAACTCCAAGAGTATGTTCAACAGTCACAAATACTATGGTGATTATGATATTTCCCGTCACGATCCTATTCTTGTTCAAGTTGTAGAAGAAATGGGTGCCAAAGCAGACGGAATGTGTGCTAAACTTGCTATTGCTGAGGTCTCTGGTCCTTATCGTATTGATGAATATGATGGGAATGAGAGTGTAGAAACTCCTGGTAGTTACGATTGGATTACTCCCTGAACTTTATTTGAGGTAAATTATGAATCGTTACGATGATCCCAACACCCCTGTTGCCATTGTATTTGGTGTTGGGTTTGTAGTTGTTATTGCTCTGCTGTTTATTGGTGGACCAATGTATAATGTGTGGCAACAATCTCTTGCTGGTAAAGCAGAACTGCAAAAGGCAGAATACACTCGTCAGGTTGCGGTTCTGGAAGCACAAGCAAAGAAAGATAGTGCTCAACAACTTGCTGATGCTGAAATCATCCGTGCTTCTGGTGTTGCCAAGGCAAACCAAATCATCGGTGATAGTCTGAAGGACAATCGTGAGTATCTTCAGTATCTGTATATCACTGGTATCGAAGATGGCAGTAAGAATGGTAATGTAACCATCTATGTGCCTACTGAAGGTGGTATGCCTGTTCCTACTCTCCAAATGAATAAGTGATTATGGCAACTGCAACTAAACGTAAATTTGTTTGTGTAGAACCTGTGTCAAATCTGGCAAAAGTCAGGTTTGATGTAGAGATGGATAATCTACATAGTTGCTATGTAGATGATGAAAAAGATGGAACTATGTTCCTGACATCAGTGAATGGAAAATACAAATTCACTCTAAACAAAACACAAGATTTTAACTGGCAAATTGTTAAATGATTATGAAAAGCATTCTTCTTCTTTCTTCTCTTTTTCTGACTTCTCCTGTATTTGCACAAGAACAGAAAACTCATCGATCGTTTGCCTACGAAACTTCGTGTGCAGTAGAAACATCGACCCAATTTATAACAGATGTATGTAAAGTAGTTGAAACTCGTGAGAAAGGTGGAGCACTTCGCACACGCAACATTTACTCAAATCGTTTTAGTTTGACAATTAAATCACGATTTGATAAAGAAAAAGGATTCGTAACTTGGGATAGTCATAATAAGTACGAGTATAAATGGGATTACAAACCTTCTAGCACTGGTTTGACTTATGTGATGCCAGGTTTCCTTGTTCAAAACGTTTCTTGGGATTGAAATTATGTTTATTAAATCTATCATTGCTTATCCAGTTCTGATTCTAACTGCAATTGCTGGATTTGCTATTGGTGGTGCAACTTCTGTAAATACAATTACTAATAATGCACTTAAAATGTGTAATCAGAAACCACTTGAATGTAAGTTCAAGTATGATATTCTGATGTATAATGAAACTGGTAGAATCCCTTATACTCAACCAAAACCTCAAACTGAAGAAAAGAAAAATAAAAAATGAATGAAAGAGCAAAAGAGTTTATGAGTGCTGTGTGGGAGCAGAGAACTAATCAAGGTGCTAATACTGAAGAAAAGTTAGTTGCTGCTATTCTTTCACTTGCTAGTAACTATGTGATATCTTATACGGCACAAAACGATTTGATTGTTCTAGATAAGAACGATATGTTGCAACTTGCTGAGGAACTGAAACAATGAAATTTTTTCAAGTTGCTAAATGGTTTTATCGTGAAGATTTTGGGCACGAATGGTACGTTCAATTCTTCTTTACAGACCGTTGGGCACTTCTTCAAACATCTGTAAGTTGGAATGATTTTCCTTCTTGGCCCTACATTCAAATCACTTTTGGTAGTAGTGGTCTGCTGAGTATTTTGTTCTGGGTATATAAGTTCGGATTTGATGTTGGATTTATTGAGCGTACTTGGAATTGGGAACGACTGGAGCAAATAGATGAAGACAAAACTGAATTGGTTTGAGTATTATTTCGGTCACTGCCTGCAAACTGGTTGGAGGGAGGTAGGAAATAACTTCAAGATGTGGAGAGACCTTATCAGTGGAAACTATAAGGATTATGCTCTGCTGAAAACTGACGACCCATATGAAGAATGTTATAATTGGTTCTGGACTTCTATCAATCTAGATGAAACATATCCTAAAGAGTTTCTTGAATACCTGATAGAAATGTGTGATAGAATTGATAGAGGTGAAGAGAAACTGATTCCATTCACCAAAGAAATGTTTGATGACCTTGATGACCTTGTAGGTAATTTGATTGATGATTTGAAACTTGATGAGGAGTTGGACAAAGAATGATTGGATTGATTGCTGGACTGACTTGTGGAATTGCAACTTACTATGGAGTAGGTGATGGTTTTGATGGTCAGAGAACTGCATCAGGAAAAAGATTTGATGCTTATGCCCATACCGTAGCCCATCCTTATCTTAAGTTTGGAACACGACTTCGGATTACAAATCAAGACAATAGGAAACAAGTTTATGTGACCGTGACTGATAGAGGTCCATATTCTCACGCTGATATGGATATGAGTTATGGAGCATTTCGTAAGATTGCAAATGTTAATAATGGAAATGCAACTGTTTGTTGGAGAGTAGTTGGATGATGAAGAAACTACCTGATAAATAAAAATGCCTGACTTGGTGGTTCTTTTCGGGTTGGGATAAAGCACTTTCGAGTGCTTTTCCTGTATAAATACTAATAACCACCAAGTTAAGAGCAGTTATGGTAAATCCTAAAAGATTTTATACCTATGCGTATTTAAGAGAAGATAGGACTCCTTATTACATAGGTAAAGGTAGTGGAAGAAGATATTATAGTAGGAAAAAAACTGACATAAAACCACCTAAAGATAAATCAAGAGTAATATTATTAAAGCAAAATTTAACCGAAGAAGAAGCATTTAGACACGAAATTTATATGATTGCGATTTTTGGTAAATTTGAAAACTGGTATTTTACTCAATAGGACTGATGGTGGGCAAGGTTCTTCAAATTTTTCTGAAGAAGCATTAAAAAAAATAAGTGAATCATCAAAAAATAGAGTTTATTCCTTAAAAACTAGAATAAAAAAAAGTAAATCTATGACTGGTAAATTTCATACGGAAGAAACTAAAAGGAAAATGAGAGAATCTAAAAAAAATATATCCAAAGAAACAAGAGAAAAAATAAGTAAATGTAGTAAGGGTAGATTGCATACTGAAGAAACTAAAGAAAAAATAAGACAAGCAAATATTGGGAAAAAAATAAGTGAAGAAACAAAAAGAAAAATGAAAAATAAAATTTTAAGTGAAGAACATAGAAACACAATTTCAAATTTGCAGAGAAGACATTTTCTTTTTACTTCACCTAATGGAGAAATTATAGAGGAATTTACTACTTTGATGAAATTTGGTAAAAAATATGGATTAGATTCTTCTTGCCTTTCAAAAGTGTTAAGGGGAAAGTTAAAACAACATAAAGGATGGAAAGTTCGTCAAATTTTATGATATAATAATAGGTGTAATTTTAAAATTTATGAAACCTCTTCCACCAAAACACGAACTTGATATTTTTTGGACTGTTGCCACCAGTTCCGCAATTGAAAGTGGCACAAGACCCCACCTAATTTTTGCCCGACTGCTGTATGATGAGTTGTCGGACGAAGAGTTCCCTTACAAAATTGCTGATTCAAAATGAGTTTTTCTAAGACTGTTTCTGTTGTTGCTGCTCTTGCCAGTATCTTTGCTGCTGGTGCTACTGGTTGGAAACTGGCAGATTCACAAAAAGAAGTTCCTTTGACTCCATTGGACCAAAAGGTAATGGAACTGGAAAAGAAACTTGAACAAACACAACAACCACAAGTTGCTCCAGAACCTGTAAATCTCCCACAACCTACAGTTCAAACAGTAGCACCACAACCTGCTATACTGCCACCACCTCCACCACCAGTAACTACTACTGAGGTAACACAATGAAAACTGAAATGAATAAGGACGCATACTACGACTGGATTGCCGAAAATGATTCATATCCAGAACATTCTCATAAGTGGATAGTGGGACTTTATAACAAATATGAAGGTGTAGAGGGACTTCACCGATACTTTGGAGTTTTTGAAACTCAAAATGAAGCACGAATTTTTGCTTCAAACTATAAGGACAAATATACAAAACCAGGATTTATTTCAAGTGTGCGAGTGTTCCCTTTATGTTCAATTGTTGAATAAATAATAGTACCTGTTATAGTTCGCACCTTATCAGGTAAAGATTAGAGGGCAGAAATGTCCTCTTTTCTTGTATAAATATTATTGCGAACTGTAACAGAAAGAACTATGACTGCACAAAGTCCAAGAATTTACATATACAAGATTATCTTTGAGGAAGTTTTGTATTACTATTATGGTGTTCATAAAGAGAAGAAGTTTAATGAATACTATATGGGTTCTCCTGAAACTCATAAGTGGATGTGGAATTTTTATACTCCTAAAAAGCAGATACTTCAACTTTTTAACTTCACAGATGAAGGTTGGTTAGAAGCATTAGATATTGAAGAAAGATTAATTAGACCAGTTTTTAATACTGATAAATGGTGTCTTAACGAAGCATGTGGTGGAAAGTTTTCTATTGATGTTTCTAGAAAAAATGGACAAAAAACAGGTAAAAAAATGTATGAAGAAAAAAGAGGTTTGTTTGCCTTAACACCAGAAGAAAGAAGTGAAATAGGAAGAAAAACTTTTGAAAAAGCAATAGGTTGTTTTTCCGTACCTCCAGAAGAAAGAACAAAACTTTCAAGTAAAGTAGGTAAAAGAAATTGCGAACTTGGTATTGGAGTTGCTGGAAGAAGTAAAGAAAAAATGACTGAAGATGGTAAAAAAGGTGGTACAAAAACAAAAGAACTTGGAGTAGGAATATTTGCTCTAACTAAAGAGGAAAGAAAAATTATATCTTCTAATGGTGGTAAAATAGGTGGAAGTAAAGGTGGTAAGAAAGGAGGGAAAACTACAGGTACTCAAAGATGGATGTGTCTTGAGACGGGATATATAACAACACCAGGACCACTTTCAATATATCAAAAGAAACAAGGTATAGATACTTCCAAACGAGTTAGAGTATCATAAGGACACTTGAAGAACTGGCACAGGGCATCTCCACAGGTGCCCTTTTTCGTTGTATAATGACTTCATAAGCAACCAAACCGATGACTGACCAACAACAAATCACCGACGCATTTATGAGGGACTTTGAGGAACTCCTGCGTCGTTATAATGCCTCTTTTGATTTTTATAGTTATGATTGCGACACTCATGCAGAGATTGACTTTGATGGTATCTATGATGAGAATGGAAATCAGGTAAGACCTTACATCAACTTTCAACTGCCCAATTACATCAATCCTAACCGATGACTGAACTTACTCCTGAAGCACAAGCAGTTGTAGATGCCTTCTATCGTGAATTGCCCCCAAACTATCAGCAAGGAGGTATTACTGCTGCTCTCCGTGCTGCTATTGATAGTGTAGTTCCTGAAGAAGCAGAAGCATATAAACGGGGAGTAAAAATCCACGAACAAATGGAAGAATACTTGAAAACTCATTCTTTTGAGGTTTATACAGAAGGAGAAACAAAGTTATATGAAAGTGGTTTAGAGTATTCTCAACCTGATTATATTTTTGATGGACAGGGGATGTATTATCAGGACACTTGAAGAACTGGCACAGGGGCACTCCACAGGTGCCCTTTTTGCACTATAATACTCTCATACACAAAGGAACTCCAAATGCTTGATGCCTTTACTGATTATCCTATTCCATCTTATGGTGATGTTGCGGGAGAAAAAGCACCTATTCGTAAGGCAACAATCCTGACTTATGATAGAAATAAGTATTGTGATGTTCTTGTTTATCAAGTAGATGAATATGGTGATTTGAGAGGAACTGTTGTGAATTTCAAGCAGTTCTATCTCTATAAAAATGAAGCACGACTTGATGATGGTATTCAATTTACATATGAAGAACTAAAAACTCTTCCTTGGACTGAAATAAGTTCTCCTCGTTACATTTGACATAATACTCTCATAGACAACAAACCGATGACCGACTTCTACAGACTTATTCCTGGAACTGAAATTCTTCATAGCACCACTGATGTTTATGAACTCACTGATGAAGCAGAAGGTGTAACTCATACTGCAAAACTTCAAGCAGATAATGGTGGGGTGTATATTGAATACACTGAAAAGAACCACGATTCAACAACTAAAAGTATCACCGAATGTGTGTCTATTGGGAACAAACAACTTGCGATCGTAGTTGCTCGTCGTATTCTTGAACTTTATGGAGAACTAAAATGAACTATGAAACCGAAATCATAGATGGACGCAAAGCAGTGGTCCGTCATTTCTTCAAACCACACGAAATCCAAGTTGGTTCTCGTTGGGCACGGGCAGATGGTTCCAAAGGTTATGTGACTGTTGAAGGTCTCAATTCTTATGGGAGCACAGACCCTTGTTATGAAGTTGTGTATTCTTGGGAAGAAAATGGTGTGAAGAAAATCTGGCAAAAAGAAACTTTTAGTTTTCAGTGTCGTTATTGTTTGATTGTAGAATGACTAAATAACAATACCTGTAAGTCGCATTATAGGTGGAAGAGGTGCTTTCGGGCACCTTTTCTTGTATAAATAGTATTGCGACTTACAGAGTAGAAATGAACTATCTAAAAGTTTATTGTAATCTCATCAGGAAAGCAGAGAACAGAACTCCACCTGATGGATATACAGAAAAACACCACATCTTTCCAGTAAGTATTTACGGAAAGAATAATAGAGTTGTAGTTCTTACTTCAAGAGAACATTATGTTGCTCACGCACTACTTGAAAAAATATGTATAGTGAGATATGGTGTTCATCATTATAAAACTCACAAAATGACTAATGCTCATATGAGAATGAAAAATAACAAAAGATATTACAATTCTTATCTTTATGAAAAATGTAGAAATAGATTTAGTGAGATAATTACTGAAAAAAATAAAGGGAGAGTTCATTCAATAGAAACCAGAGAAAAGATGGGTAATATTAGTGAAGATGTTAGAATTTTGAGACAAAATATTGGAAAAGAAGTTGGAAATAAATTTGTAGAATTGAAAGTCGGTATTCACAATTTTACAAAAGAAGAAAGAGTTGAAGTTGCTAAAATGGGTGGAAATAAGTGTAAAGAACTTGGTAAAGGTATTCATAGTAGGACAGAAGATGAGAAATCAAAAGATGGTAAAATGGGTGGTAAAAAAACCTATGAACTAAAAATCGGTGCCTTTTCTATACCAAAAGAAGAAAGGTTAAAAATTATTCAAAAAGTAAATTCTCAAAGATGGATGTGTCTTGAAACAGGTTATATTAGTAATGCTGGTGCTCTTTCAACATATCAAAAAAAGAGAGATATAGACACTTCTAAAAGAAAACGAATATCATAGGGACACTTTCCAAACCGTCACAGGGACACTTTCCAAACCGTCACAGGGGCACTTGAAAACAGGTGCCCTTTGTCGTATAATAACCTTATAAGAAACCAAACCGATGTCTCTCAATTATTTGTGTCTTGTTGATGGTGTCGTAGAATACGGCAGCACAGACCTCAACCAATTCAATCATTACCGTATGGTGTATGCCGAAGAACACCAAGATGCTGATGTTCAGTATCTCACTCTGACTGATGAAGAGTATGATGAACTATTTCCTGTGGAGGAGGGTGATTACTAATGACTGTTGCTGAATGGATTGAGAAACTCAAAGAGTTTCCACAAGACAAAGAAGTAAAAATCACAGATGGGCATAAGTATCACTTTTACGAAGGTGATTTTGACTTCCAACTCTTTGAGGATGTAGATGGTTCTACCTTTGTAGATATTGGTATTGGTGGATTTGAGGTAGAAGAATGATTGAAGCAATTGAAGTCGCACTTTATCATGGAAACATTCTCTGTGCCTTTTCTACCCGTGATGAGTGTAAAACCTTCATCAAAGAAAAACACCCTGATATTGACCCATTTGATATTCAACTAAAAACTCAATACATTAGTGATTACAAACCTTCTGGATACTTTGACCGATGAAATACTTTTTTCAAGATTACCTTGCTATGCCTCTTAGCATTCTATTGTTTCTTCTGATTGCTCCAACTGTAATGCTTGGTGGAGTTATATTTGCCACACATATTCTTGGAGTTCTTCCTGATACTGGTATTTGCCAAAAGGTGGAGAAATGAAACCTTATCTTTTGATTGCGGGGGACAACTATTACCCTTCTGCTTATACTGGTGATTGGATTGCTTGTTATGAAACTAAAGAGGAAGCACAAGAAAAATGGGAGGAAATATCATCAAAATCAAAGTATAGATATGACTGGTATGAAATCGTTGATTTGAGAAAGTGGATGGAAGATACTACATTTGATACTTTTGGAACTACTGGACTTATTGGAGACCCACAGTGAAATTTTTTCAATATGACAAAAAAGTTTGGGATGATGGGGATACTGACCACACCTGGCAGTTTGGCATCATCAAAAATCTTTCATTACTTTGGGTGAATTATGAGAACCCCAGTAGGTTAGTTCATAGTAATGGTGGATTACACATCATGCTCTCATTTCTTACTTCTTCTTCTTTTCTTGGAGTAGATTTTCAAGTTGGTAAGGTTGGTTTGAGTTTTAACTTTTTCACAGAATACTTTGAGGGGTGGCAAGAATGACTGTTGCTGAATTGATTGAAAAACTTAAAGAGTATCCACAAGATTTGAGAGTGGTTGTTCGTGGTTATGAGGGTGGAGTAGATGATGTTAGTCATTTTGAAGAACTTGAAATCTTACTGGACTATCATGATGCTTGGTATTATGGAAAACACGAAGAGGTATTTTCTTGGACCAAGGATACAACTCACGAAAAAGTTCCAGCACTTAAACTTTGTGGAGAATGAAGAATGACTGAAATACCAATAGGTTCTAAATGGAAACATAAGAACTCTAATGATGTTTATGTTGTAATGGAGCAGTATTCTCATAGAGTTGTTCTTCAACACGAACTTACTGGAACAAGTATCAAACTCACAGTAGGACATCTAAATCCAGATGGTTTTGCTGATTATGAAAGGATAGAAGAATGACTGAAAGAACACCTATACAAATCTCTGGAAATAGAGCATTATGTGCCGATGGAACTCTGTGGATGTGGAGTGATGGAGATTTTATGTGTGGAACACCTTCTGGATGGGTAAAACTTCCTCCTATTCCTACCGACGAACAATATGAAATTTTGACAAAAGACAGGGTTGAAAAAGAAAGAGAATGGATAAAAAAAGTAACTGAAAAAGGTGGGGGGAATTAAAAAATGACTTGTCATATTTCCTGCTATAATCAGGAGACCAGAGAACTGGAACACTTCAAAGTTCCTAAATCAGTTTATGTTTATGTTATTCAGTTAGAATGTGAAATCAAGTATGGACGGGGTGGTGTTCAAAAACTTTATCCCGGTAGATTTAATGGTAAATTTTTTGATGAGAAATGAATAATGTTCAACTTCAAAGAGGACTGGGAAGAACCAACTAAAAAAGCAATTCAACAAATCATCTCATATAAGGGATACATTCCATCCAAAGACCTCAACGAGTATCAGTATCAAACCTATCTCAAAGTAGCATCACCCTACGAACTGGAAAAGGACATTATCTTTGAAGAAACGATGCGTAAAGTAAATGAGGAATGTAAAACCTCTTTTGACGCAGAAGACCCTTCTACTTGCAACTATTCTTACTCACGAATGATGAGGTACTTATGACTGACGAACAAATTCTTGAACTTGTAAGATTTCACTTTCAAGAGGGTGGATTGAGAGACGATGGTAGTTGTTCTGAATATTTCGGAACTCCCGAAGATTTTATTGAGTTTGCCCAAGCAATTTATGAAATGGGTAATGAAAATGGTTGGGAAAGTCACCAAGAAAGTGTATCCCTGAACTCCTCTTATCCTACTGATTATAACTATGACTAAACTACTCAAATACATCAAATCTCTAAAAACAATCTATGTTCCTTCACTTTGGTTTGGTGTTCTGTTAGTTGCTTTGTTCTTTCCACAGTATGTTTTGTGGTTTATGTTTGGAACTGCTTGGGGAGTATTGTGGATGATTGCTTACAATTGGTTTCACGACAAATAAGGACACTTCCCAAACTGACCACTGACCTTACCACAGACCTTGTGGATGCCCTATAATACTCTCATAGACACAAAGACATTATGAATAAGTATCGTATTAAAAAAGTAAATCACGATGTTTTGGGAGCAATATATTATCCACAAGAAAGAGTATTATTCTTTTTTTGGGAAAATATATATCCAAGAAGTTCTTCATTTGTTGGTTTTTATGAAACTTATGATGGAGCACTTCAAGATATCAACTCCAGAGCAAGAAATAAAAAAAATGTAGAGTATATTTACAATTTGGACACTTAAAGAACTGGCACACTCCTCCTTGTGATGGGGTGTGTTTTGCCTTATAATACTCTCATAGACACAGACACCTGATGACCTCAGAAAAATTTAAAATCAGACATCCTGAAGAGTTGGAAGTTCTGAAAGAAAGTGGAGACATCAAGGATTATTCTCTTTATGATACTGCATATGGAGAGTATCTTGAAATCACATTCCTCTCTGGCAAAACACTAAAAATTCATAACTGGGGTTCAGAATACAATTGTTATCTTGATTTCACTGAAACTTCACCTCAAACAACACCAGAACTGAAATGACTGAAAGAGCAAAAAGGATTATGAAAGCATACGAAGCAGAGGATACTTACAACTTTCCAAAGGATGGAGTTGCTGCTGCTATTCGTGAGATTGCTAATTGTTTTGAATGGGATAGTTATGGTCTTGCCGAATTGAATGCTGACGATTTTATTGAACTTGCTGATGAATTGGAGGCACTATGACTGAACGAGCACAAAGGATTATGGAAGCATTTTATCTCACTTTCGCAGATAAAAGACAAGATTTTATTATTGAAAAACTTAATGATGATGCGATTGCTAATGTTCTCCGTGAAGTCATCAACCAACTCCAACAAAGTCCTGGTGTGATTATGTGTGCTGATGTGTTAAAATTGTGTGAGGAACTGGAGGCACTGTGACTGAAAGAGCAAAAAGGATTATGAAAGCATATCAAAGAGCAAAAGAAAAATCTGTTTACTATGATGAAGAATGTGTTTCTGCTGTTATTCGTGAGATTGTAAGTGAATTTGGATACTATCATGGTGATGATGATTGTGGAAGATGGGTGGTTAGTTCCATAGACCTTATTGAACTTGCTGATGAACTTGAGGCACTCTAATGATTTTAAATGAAGAAATTCTTGTTCTTGCTAAAACCTGTGGGTTTGATAGACACATAAGTAAAGCAACAAACGACATTTACTGGGAATGTGATGAAGAAGACCTTCTGAAGTTTGCTCTAATAATTCACGAAATGGGTTATAATGAAGGTAGTTATGACACTTCAATCGTAATGGGAGATGAAAATGTATGAAAAACTTTGAAGAAATTGATTGGGCAGTTTTGTCTGTATTCTTTATTATAATCGTTGCTGCTACTTCTATCACCTATAGTGAGCAACAACAACGAGCACTCTTTCAACAAACATACAATAAGAACTTGGAGTGTCGTCAAGCACTCAAAGACCAAACAGTAGGAAGAGTGAATGAGATTTGTGGAGAAGTTCCACAAATCAAAGATTTTGTTGGGAGAAACTGAAATGTATAGTAATGATGATAATTTGTGGGGACTTATTCTTTTATTCGGTTTTTGTTTTTCTCTTGTGGGTATGTTGCTATTTGCTGACGGACAAGGATACAAAAAAGGAGTGAATGAAACTCTTGTTTTGTGTATGGAGAACCCAAAAGATTGTAAAATTAAGTATGATTATTTGAAGTTGGAGAACCAGAAATGATTGAAAACAAACAACTCACAGAATATCTCAAAGAAGTTCTCAATCCTCCTGATAATGTAGAACTCTCTGTTTATGATGAAGATAATAATGAAAAGGATTTGTCTAATGGTATTGTAAATGTTTGGATAGAGGAGAACCAAAAATGAACCTCACACGAATAATCTTTGATAAGTGGAAAATCTGGATGACCATTCCAAAGGACACTCTGGAGTGTGCTCTCACATATAGAGAAAGTTTGGGGTTTTATGATTGGTATGTTATGGATTTCTGGTATTGTCTCAACCACGATTGGTATAAAATAAACAACAAAATGTATGCTTATACTGGTTGTGATAAACCATATGTAGAACCCAGAGATTTTTATGATTATGAAGAGTATTGGAGTGAGAAATGATTAAACCCCTCTACGAACTACAAAATAATCTAAACTGTTGGTGTCAAAAATGTTGTGAAGAACAGACAGGGCATCAACGTATGTTTAGAATGGTTCTGTGCCCTACTTGTGGTAATAAAAGATGCCCCAAAGCAACCGACCATAAGTTAGAATGCACGGGTAGTAATGAACCAGGACAGAAAGGGAGTGTGTACCAGTAGAAGAACTGGCACAGTAGGCATCCAGAGTGGTCTGTGATGCCTTATAATAGTAGGACAAACAAAGGAACTCCAATGACTATCCAACAATCAATTGAACAACTTTCAAGTGCCGTAGTTACATATGGAGATTCAATCATCAAAATAGTTGAACTTATAAACAAACAAAATAATCAAATTGATTATCAATCTGCTCAAATCAATAAACTACAAAAAGAACTCCAAGAACTCAAATCTAAACTCCAATGACCGAACTTCAAACAAAAGTTTTCAATGCCGTCAAATCAGGAACTACTGACGAAGAAAAGACATTTCTTGCTATTGACGCACTGAGAATGTGGTATTTTGAGCAGGGGTATTTTGCTCGTGCTTATAGTCTTGAATCGGAGAACCCACAGTGATTACCGACGAACAAATCCTTCAAATTGCGTCTGAACATCTTTATGTTCTTACTTCTGTGAATGAATGGTGTGGAGAGAATGAAGACCTCTTGAACTTTGCCCGAGCAATCTACGAAATTGGTAATGAAAATGGTTGGGAAAGTCGTGCTGATGCTGAATACCTGAACTCATCTTATCCAACTGGACTTGTAGGAGACCCACAATGACTCTTGTAGCAATCTTTTATCATCACTCTAACAATCTTCCTATTGTGATGGAAGTATCTTCAACTGAAAAGTTTCGGGATTGTTGTGATACAATTCCAACTGACTGGGCATACCTAATGAATAAGGAAACTGGAGAAATTACATACACTTATAGGAATAAACTATGATTAAAATCAGTAAAACTTACCATCTTACACTCACCGAAGACCAAGCAAAAGAACTCTACGAACTTCTACGAACTGAAAAGGATAGTGGATGTCTAACACCGGATAAAGAACTGGTGCTTGTTTATCACGAACTCAAAAACCTCTTTGGTACTTATGGTGGTGTGAAATAAAAAAACCAGAACCTCCAAAATCCCGACTTATCCGTGAAGATTTTTTACCATATGAACCAATGAAAAACTATCGCATTAAAAAAGTAACTGATGATGACGGAACAAGATATTTTCCACAAGTAAAGCATTTGTTTTGGTGGCATAATCTCATTTATTCCTCTCCTTATAATGGTGATGGTGGATTTTCGACACTTGAAGAAGCAACATATGCCATTCAAAAATTAAAGAAAAAAGAAAAGAGTGTAGAATACATTTACGACCTAGATTAATTATGAATAAGTATCGTATTAAAAAAGGAACTTATGGTGATGTTATTCGGTATTATCCGCAAGAAAAGTTTTTGTTCTGGTGGCATAATACCGTTGAACCTTCTTTTGATGGTGGGTATTCTACTTTGGAACAAGCACAAGAAGCACTTTGTTCTCGTATCAAAAAATCTGTGGTAGAATATATTGACTTTGACCCAGAGAGGGACTGCAAATGACTGAACAACGCAAACTATGCAAAGATTGTCTCTACTATGAGAAGAATTGGTTAGGACATCTTTTTGGGAGTAACTATTTTGATAAATGTTACAATCCAATCATAACTGGTGATTTGGTGACTGGAGACAAAAAAGGTGAGTATTGTGGAGTTGCCAGAAATCTTGAGATGTATTGTGGTAGAGGTGGTAAGCATTTTGAGCAACTGTGGGGGGATAAAAAATGACTGCCAATTACAAACAACTTGCTGAAGACCTTTACGATGCTCTAAAAAGATTGAAAAATTTGATGGATGATGCAAATGGTAGTCCTATCAATAGATATGGAGTTAGTATGTCTCTTGCTGATAAAGTCATTCAAAAATACGAACAAGAAACCAGAGGAACTGGAAGAACTACTGTTCTTTATCACAAAGCAATCACAGAAGCACTTGAAAATCCTGGTAAGAGTGTGGAGTTTATTGACCATTATCCTCATACCTGGAGTGGTGCTAGTTTTCACAGAGAAAGATTAGAAAAGATTATCAATAAACTGGGTTATAATATTGTGGTTTCAACGAAGGGACAAGCACAAGTATTTCTTTACAATAAGTTTGTGGCAGGACACTTGAAGAACTGGCATAGGTGCCCTTGAAATCTGGTGCCCTTTGTCGTATAATAATCTTACAAACATAAAACGAATGAACCACGCACTTATTCTGCTTCTTGCTAATCTAACTTCTGTTGCCTGTGTGATTGGAGGAATCATTCTTGCTCTTCACGGGATTGCTGGTTGGGGATGGTTTCTCTTTATGTCTGGTTTGCTTTATACTTCTTATAGTTCTTCTAAAACTACTGATTGATTATGACTGAACCACCAGATTGTTTGGGTGTTGTTGGTAAATGTACCGATTGTGAAAATCCTGTGTTAGAATACCTGTGTAATCAATCTCTTTTGGAAGTGCGACCAGAAAGTAAAAACTTTGACTATTGGTTTTCTTGTAGTAATATTCTATGTAAAAATCATAGTGGTGGAGGTTCTTATGGATATTATTATGATGATTGGGTGGATGTGAAATGAAATCCTTCAACATTAATACCAACGTCAAGATTCGTCTCACGAAGTTCGGTAAAGAACTTCATAAGAAACAGTGGGAAGATTTTTGGAACTCTCACGGTAAATTGGATAAGTTTCCTTATGAACCACCTAAAGAAGATGAAAATGGATACTGTGAGTTTATAATGTGGGACTTGATGAATAAGTTTGGTTCTTATTGTGTATTGGGATGTGAGTTGCCTTTTGAGACTGTGATTCTTATTGAAGATAAGGATTTGAAAGATGCCTGAATTTGTTATGATTGTTTTGATTGTTTATATGGGAGGTTCTATGTTTTTGGGACTACTTGAATACTTTATGGATAGAAAGAAATGACTGAACCAACCGACGAACAAATTGATGAACTCTGGGATGAGATTGGAGGGTATTACAATCTTTATCCTGAAGTTAGAAATACTATTCGTGAAGCACTCAATCGTTGGGGAAATGTGGAGATTGAAGAATGAAATGTAAATACTGGGATTGTGGATGGTGTTATGCACCAGAGAATGTAGAAACCAACGCAACTCAAGGTGGGTGCTTTGAACCTGAATATTGTCCTTATACTAAACAAATGACTAACCAACAACCTCCTGATATTATTGAAATTGGTGGTGTAAAGTATCAACGAGTAGAAGAACCAAAACCACCGACACTTTATGAGGCATTACATGAAGTGTATTACGGGACAAATTATGTTCATAAGGAAGAGATTTGTGGTGTGGTGGAAAGATGGTTGCCTGCTGAAGTGATTGAAGATGGTGAGGATTATAATAATGGTTGGAATGATTGTCTGAAACTTATGCGTGATAAAATTAAATGACTGACTACACTCTAATGGAACTGGAACTTATCTGTGAGGAAGTCGCAAAACTTCCAAGAACCACAGACACTTCCTATGTGCCCCCCGATGTGTTAGAATTGGTGGAACAACGGATTTGGGATTATTGCCACAAATGACTGAACTTCTTAAAACTCCAATAAGATATGTGGTAGATATTCAAAATAAAAAAATTTCTCTTCATCAAGAAGAGGACTTTGAAGTATTATCTTTTAATACTATTGATGAGTTTATGTATGCTCTAACAGATATTCGCAAAACAAACAACATTATCTGGTATGTAATTCCACCAGGATTGATTGACCCCCCTATTAAGGTGAACTGAAATGACTAAACACGAGATTGGTGAAACAATTGGATTTTATATTTTTGTGGGATTGATGGGTTGGGCACTTGTGTCTTTATTTCCTCTTACTTGGGGGCAGGCACTCATAATCTCTTGGATGTTTAACAAACTTATTGATGTATTAGAATGACTTCTATTCTCCAACAATACACTCTTGAAGATTTTGTAAAATGTCGTAATCAAAAAGAGTGGGTTTGTGATAATTGTATGAAATGTGGTGATAGAGATTGTTGCTCTGGAAATCACATTATGTTTAGAGTTCCTAAAACTGATGATTGTCTTTGTTCTATTTGTATGAGTGGATTGAAATGAAACCCTTTTTGGGAGAAGAAATGACTTACGAAGTTCAAACTTGGGATGATGCAGATAAAACTGTGTATTATGAAACCGTAAAGGATGCTATTGATTATGAGAATGCTCGTGATATAATTGTAGAGAAGTATCCAAATCGTAAAGTAATTGCTGTGATTAGAAAATGAATTTACTTGAAACACTTGAATACTTTCTCACAGAAACCGCAGCAGATATGGATGGTTTGTCTTGGGAAATCCGTGAGGAAACTAACTTTGAGGACAACAACATAGACCATTTGACTGAATGTTATGATTTCAATAAAGAACTTTATGATAATCTCAAACAAATCAAATCCATTATTGAGAAACTGAAATGACTGAAATTCAAACTGAAATGACTGAAATTCAAAAAGTAAAAGCAGAAATCAAAATGCTTGAGAAGAAACTCTCATTCTTGGAGGAACTGGAAAAAACAAAATCACCAGTAGAAGAAGCATTCAAAAGAGTTTATGGTAGGTATCCTGTGACTGATATTGCCGATACTTGTTGGGATGGTTCAACTTGGACGAATTTTGAGCAGGGTTATAATGCTGCTTATGAAGAGAAAGTATCACAAGAACCAGAAGAAGAACCAGAAGAACTCAAAACTCTTCATCAATTATTTCATGAAACAGTATGGATTGTACCTGATTGTGATGAGTTTTGTGAAATTGTAAAAGAATGGATGTCTCAATACACTCATAATGTGATGACTGGAGAATACTTGAAAGGATATGAAGAATGTCTTACTGTTTTGGGAGAAAATTTGAAATGACGAAACAAGAACTCAAAGAACTTATCACCCCAGAGTTTCTTTCTACACTTCATAGTGCTGTGGAATGTTGTGGTTGGGATGTTGATGCGATGGAGTATAACATAGGACAACCAGTAAAACCTTCTGGGGATAATCTACCGTATCCTTATATATCTTCCTACATTCATAATCCAAAACAATCTAATTGGACTTGTTATATGTTTGGTGGTAGTCCTGGTTGTGGAATTGCTTATACTCCACAAGAAGGACACGTTCCTAATAGGTTTGTGAGGTTTATGATGAAACTTTGTTTTGATTGTACTTGGGTAGAGGAGAAATGAAATACAACAGACCTATGAACTTCTTTGAGAAAATCCAAGTTGGTTGGTGGTGGATTGGAGAAATCTTTGATGAATGGTGCTATACTATGAGAAGTGAAGACGGAGAGTTCTTTAACTATCTTCAAAGTGATTATGTCCGTTATGAACAGGAAATGTATTATGACCACAAATAAAGAAAAAGCAGAAGAACTCCTAAAAGTTATTTGTAAAAGTGAAGCACACAATACTGCTTGGATGCTTCAAGAGGTTCTTCAACACCTTCGTAAGCAACTATCAGGACAAAATCCTGTTGATTTTAAGGATGAACTAAATGTGATGTATGTTCTTGGTTATGATGACTGCTTAAAGGATATTGATGGTATTTGTGATGAATTGGAGTTGCTATGACGAATACCGCATACCAAATCTGGGAAACATTCAAAGCAGAATTGATTGTTGAACCCACCGATGATATGAAACAAGCACTAGCATCTTCTATTCGTGTGATTTCTTCTATCATTCATAGAGATGGAATTATTGACCAAGAACCCTTGTTTATTCATATTGCTGATGAACTGAATGAATATGCTGATGAATTGGAGGCATTATGACTGAAAGAGCACAAAAAGTATGGGATACTTACATCAACGGATATTCAGAAGCACTAATGACCCCTGTGGAGAATTTTTCTACTTATTTGGATAAGGATAGTAGAAAAATTCTTGCTTCTGTTATTCGTGCTATTGTAAGTGATTATGAGACTTGGGAAGATGGAACTTATATGGTAAAATCCAAGGATATTCTTGAGATTGCTGATGAATTGGAGGCACTCTAATGATTTTAAATGAAGAAATCATCAAACTTGCTAACACCTATGGGTTTGATAGACACATAAGTAAAACAACACACGACATTTACTGGGAATGTGATGAAGAAGACCTCTTGAAGTTTGCCCGAGAACTTTATGATGAAGGTTATACTAAAGGTTTCAAAGTGGGGCACGATGCTGGTTGGGAATTAAATGAAGAAGTATCACGCAAAGGATTATGACTTTACTTGATACTCTCAACTATTATCTTGAAGAAGCATCAGGACAAATGGAAGAACTTTCTTGGGAAATCCGTGAGGAAACTAACTATTCTGAACTTTATGATTTTCATAAAGAAAACTATGATAATCTCAAACAAATCAAATCTATTATTGAGGAACTGAAATGAAACTCACAGCATTAGACCTTTATATTCTCACAGACACTCTACTTCATTCTTTAAGTCAGAATAATTATTGGACTGGTTCTGCTACAAAAGAAGCACGGGATGGTGTCCTTAAAAAACTTGAAATCATTATGAATGATATGAGTGTAGAGATTATCACAGACAAAGCAAACTTCACAATTGATGCTGACGCAGGTATTTGAAATGACTGAAATGAAACTCTATAAACTAACCTACGAAACTGAAATCGTTATTCTTGCCGAAGATGAGAAAGAGGCACTCGCAAATGCCCAGTATTATGTGAAAGAAGAAACACCAGAACTTGTGGATTGGACTGGGGTAGATGAAATGAACCAAATTCCAAAGTGGAAAGGTGCTATTCCTTATTCTGCGAAAAGGCAGTATAATGTGAATGAACGAAAATGTGAGGAGTTTGTGGTATGACTAAATGCACCTGTTCTTATCTTCAAATAGGAATGAAGACCTCCGACACCAAAAACCTCAATCCAGATTGCCCATTACACGGAACTGATAGTGTGTGGTATAATAGTCCAGAACAAGTCAAAAAGAGAGATGAAAGGTCGCAACGACTTCGGGAACTTTATGATGCTGCTCGCAAAGCAAGGGAGAATGTAAAATGAAAGTTTATTCACTTTATCACAACGACACTTATGTTGCTTCCTTTCCAAATAAGGAAGATGCTATTTTCTATGGTAAGCAGTTCTATGAGGATGGATGGTCTTGTAATATTGTAGAAGAGTATTTGAGTAAATCTCCACCACTTTATAGCACTCCTTATATTCCACCTGCTTCAAGCACTACTCCTACTATTCATAATGTAGTAAAAGCAGAACCTTATAAAGATGTGAGAGCAAATTGGGAGAAGAAATGACTTACGAAGTTCAAACTTGGGATGATGCAGATAAAACTGTGTATTATGAAACCGTAAAGGATGCTATTGATTATGAGAATGCTCGTGATATAATTGTAGAGAAGTATCCAAATCGTAAAGTAATTGCTGTGATTAGAAAATGACTGAAAGAATAGGATATAAACTCAACCCAAACAAACTCAAAGGAGCACCTCAAAGTATTCTTCCTTATGTTGTTGGTGCTTTTTATTACACAGAAGATTTTGAGTATTTTGATGTAATCAAAAATTATCTTGATATTCCAGAACCACCCAAATCATTAGAAGAAATCCAACAGGAATGTGAGGAGAAGTTTGATGATTTGATTGAGAGAACAAAGAATAGTTTTTATAAGTCAAAGTATATTGCTGAAACTTTGTATGAAACAAAGTTCAATAGAATTATTGAGAACTTTGAGTATGCGAAGGAACACGGACAATTCCCAGTCAGACTTACAGTAGGTAAGTTAGATTGTTCTACTCTTGGTGTGAGCAGTGCTGTAGATTGGACTACAGAGTTTAGAATTGGTAAAGATGAGGTAGGATACTGGGACATCAAACCAAACATCAAAGTGTATCTGAAAAAGAAACCAAATCGTGTTGTGAGATACTTTACTAGGATGCTTCTTGATTTTACTTGGAACGACAAATGACTAAACTATCAGCAGCAGACCTTATGGTAATCCATAATACTCTCTATAAAAGTTTAAATGTCGTGGGAAATAGTATTTGGACACAAGAAACCAGAGAAAGAGTTATGGATAAGGTGTCTATTATTATGGAACAAATGAACGCAGAAGTTGTCTGTGGTGATGTAGAACCTATTGTAGTGAGTGGAGATGTAGGGGGATGACCCACCCATCTTATTGTTGCCAAAAATGCGGAGAGCAGATAGGATATATTGGAAGGTTCTTTCAGTTTATTCGTATTCCATTACATCGGTGTAAGAAATGATACATAAATGGACTACTGGAAATCCTAAAGAAAGTGGATATTATTGTTGTTTATATTATAATATAAGACCCGATGGATATTTCTACAAACACATCTATTGGTGCGAAAAGAGAAAAAACTGGATTTCTTGGAGAAATCCTTTTAGTTCTTGTTTGCATCACTTTCAGGTTGTAAAGTTTGCAGAAGAAACCAGGAGTAATTTTTACCCGTGAATATATGGAGAATGAGAAATGACTAATCCCTTAATTCAAAAATATTATGAGATTTATCCAGAAAAGAAAGAAGAACCAAAGAAAGAAGAATCAAAGAAAGAGGAGTATGAACTTACACTTGAATTTTTTGAGGAACTAAAAAAACTAAATTCAACTAATATTTCAGTCGCATCCAATCTCACAACTCCATCAGTAGCAACATCAAACACAGGTATTACAAAAATCAAATCCTACGACAAATACAGTGGGAATGATGCTTTCTTAGAATTGGCAGAAAAAGTAAAGAATGGAACCGCACAAGTAAAATGTGTATCTTTAGAGGTTGATGCTATTGGATGTTTCAGTTGTGGTAAAAGAATAACCTTTGAGGTTTATGATTATGAACCTTGAAGAACTCCAAAAGTTCTTGGATGATAATAAAATCACACTTGAAGAGTATATGAGAGCAAATATGATTCTGATGAAGAGATGAATTTTATGGTATTTTGAATAGAGGTTATTATGACTAAACTTGAACTTACACAAGAACAAAGAGAATTTCTTGAAAATGAATTCAAGAGCATTCCTCAAGATATTGTAAAAGAAAATCAAACATTCACTACAATAGAGGGTATTGAAAACCAATTGAAAAAAACTGAAGAACAGATTGAATTGGAAAATCCACAGTATCAAGATATTAGTGGTGTTATGACTTTTTATGGGTGTATGAGGAATGGAAAGTATAGTGTAAATAGATTTTTTGTACCTATAACAAAATGACTGATGAAGTAAAAGAACTCCAAAAGTTCTTGGATGATAATAACATCACCTTTGAAGAGTATATGAGAGCAAATATGATTACTGATGAAGAACGGAAATATCTTGATAAGATATGGATGGATGCGATTTATAAGAACTTGGGTGAGAACACTTGAAGAACTGGCACAGGGGATTCTCTGGATGCCTCTTTAGGTGGTATGATAGTCTCATACGCAACCAAACCGATGGACTACGAAACTCACATCGACATCCACCAGTATTTCCCTGATGATAGATTTTATTACAAACTCAAAGTCACAGATGTAATGAATATGGATTACTACTATGAGGGTAGTGCTAAAACTCTTGATGATGTTATGGATTGTATCAAACTTCACCTCAAACAACACCAGAACTGAAATGACTGAACAACCAAAACTCTACGAAATGAGTGTAGAAGAAGTCAAAGAGTATCTAAAAACTCAATCAAAACCACAAAGTTCTTATCAACCAGAAAAGAAAAAGAAACCAGAAGAACCACCTCAATACTTTTACGACATTTCTACAAATCTTTTTGTTGGATGATTGACCTTTCACAACTGACCGAAGAACAACTCAACGAACTTCAACTTCAAATCCAAAAGCATAAGGAACAACAGAAGACAAAGGATGCTCTGGAAAATCTACAAGGTTATAAAGTAACTTTTTATATTAGGTTTGACCCTGAAAAGCATAAGAATCATGATATGCTTACAAATGATGGAGAACTTGACCCGAACATTTTTGCTGATTATCTGTGTGATAATCTTGTTACAGACCTGATTAGGGATTTTGAATTGTATGGTTATGAGGATGTGAATTATCCTACTGTGGAAGTAGCAACAAAACAAGAAATTGAAGAGAAATTTTGAGGAACTGAAATGACTGCCTTCACTTACAAAGGATACGGACGCATCTACACTAATCCAGAGAATATTCAAGATGTAGAACAAATCATTCAAGAACTTGATGAGTTTGAGTGGGGTTATTATACAGGAGGACTTGTAGCATCTTGGGATATGTATCCAAATGTTGAGTATGTTGGTAAGTTTGAACTGAATGAAGAAAAGTTCAAACAAATCTGTAAAGAACGAAACATTCCTGTTTTTGTCTTTAATGCTTATGATAATGATTATCCTCGTGGTTATGTCAAAACTTTGAATAAAGAAGAAATCAAAACACTTTCTTATGGAGAACTGAAATGACTACGCAAATCACCAAAGAACAACTGAATCAACTTTGGAATGCGATTGAATACACACGGGGAACGATTGGAAATGGTTGTGTAATTGAAAGTACGGAAAAACCTGATTGGGTGCTCATTCATAAAGATAGGGCACATCAATCCAGAGAGTTTCTAAATCAAGCAAAAGACCTTGTAAATCAACTCAAAGCACAACTGAAATGACTAACGAAGAAAAACTCAATCTTCTCCTCAAGGTTCTCAAAGAAGTAGCAGAGGTAAAACACTGCTATGAAGGTCTATTTGGAGATGATTATACTCCAAGTGCTGGTAGTTATGATGATGCCTTTGAAGATGGTTGTGCTTATGGTGAGATTACCTTTGCCCGCACTATGTTAGAATGTATTGGTGAAAAGTTTGAGTATCCTTGTATGAAAGAAAATGACTGAACGAGTAAAATTCACACACATCACACGAGTGATTGGACCAAAATCAGGTATTCATTATTTGGATGCTATTGATGAGAATGGACAACACTGGACTGCTGAAATGTCTCACGGTGTAGAACCTTGGATTGTTTATACTTCTAATTGGAAAAAAGACCCACAACAACCTTATGACTAAACATCCTACGAACGATTGGAACTTTCACGATGACGCAGAGGATGCCTTTGTAAAGTGGTTTAATGACTTTTATAGTCCTTATACTTTTCGTAGTGAGTGGTTTTATGGGGACTGTAAAGTAGAAGACGAAAAGACCCGTGAGGACATTATGTATGGTTGGATACACGCATCTTTTGTTGCTGGTTGGGAAGCAGCAAACTATGCTAAACTGGAGGAGGAAGTAGGACTTACTGATAATGAGTGATATAATCTACTACAAAAATGGTGAGGAAACATTTCGTATTTCTCCTTCAACTGTTGGAACCAAATGCCCTGAAACTAAACTTGAAATCAAAATGATTGAACAAAAATTCACACTTGAACTCACACTTGACGAACTTCACATGCTTGATAAGTATGTTGAATATTGTGAAGAAACAAAAGAGTTTTTTGAAAAACTTAAGAATGCTTATCCTAAACCAAAATCACCAATAGAAGAAGCATATAAGGACTGGTGTGGTGAGTATCCATTAGGTTCTCCAAGTGAAGACGCAAGGTGGGGTGCTTTTTTAGCAGGTTATCGAGTAACACAACCAAAAGCAGTTCCAGTTGATGACCCTCCCGAATATGATGAAATTGAACACGATATTAGTGAAAATGTAGAAAATAAAACAATCCGTCAGGTGATAGACCGATGGTGGATGGATACATTCACATCTAAAAATATGTGGTCTGTTAATGAATGTATTGATGACCTTGCTGACCAAATTCAATTTTGGATTTTGAGGAATAAGAAATGACTAACCCAATTGAAGAACTAAAAGAAAAAATTGCTACGATGCAACATAACCTCAAAGTATTGGAGCAACTTGAAGCAAGCACAACAGATGTAGAAAAGGCATACAGGGATGCCTACGGACATTATCCAGAAACAAGTAGTTTTGCTGTAAGTGATTGGGATGTTATAAGTTGGGAAGCATTCCAGAAGGGTTATGAGGCAGCACAACCAAAAGAAGTTTCAGTAGAAGAACAAACAAAACCGATGGAGGAAGTTGTGGATAGGTTGGAGAACAAATGGAATTCTGCAGCAGAGAATTCTGCAGCAGAGAATTCTGCTTATTATATTACTGATGAAGTAGTTGATAGGTTGATAAAACAACAACAAGCACAAAAACTCTACAATAGATTGTATGATGAACCAGAGCATTATGATGAAGTGGAGTGGGATGAGAAGGATAATCCAAAACCTATGAATGAGGTTCTGGATAGGTTGGAGAATAAGTGGAATTCTGCGACAGAGAATTCTGCTTCTTATATTACTGATGAAGTTGTGAATAGAATGTTGAAGAAGTGGGAGGAAAATCCACCAGAGTTCTTGAAGTTTGAGTTGGGGGAAACCCTAGAAACCCGAATTTATAAGTGGTGGACTACTTGCTATAGCAAACACTGGACTATTGATGAGTGTACTGCAGATTTACTGGATATTGTAGAATTATTTCTTCCACGAGAACAATCGGCAGAGGGGTCTCAAAATATCAATACCGAAGTTGCTGTAGAAGCACATAATGAACTTTTGCAGAAAATCAAATCAAAATTGAGGAATAAGAAATGAAACTCCACGAACGACTTACGGAATGGTATTATACTCACGATGCCGTTCAATCTGGTGATGTAATCGCAAATGAGATTGTGAATGTTGTGAAAGAATGGTTGAAAAATTACCATAAAGAAGACAACAACAAATACGATTTTGACTATTTCAGTGGATGGGCAGATTGTATTGATATTTTAGAGAGAGATTTGAGATGAGATACAATCCAGCAGATTGGGATACTTATACTCAAAAACAAAGAAAAGAGTGGCATTACAAACCATATGAAGAACAACGAGAGATTATAAATCAATCATATCTCTCAATTATTACTGATGAGAATGGAAATCTTGATGCTTTGAAAATCCTTGAGATTATTATGGATTTACAAGACCGAGTAGAAGACCTTGAAACAGAATGTGTGAGGAAGGATTATTTCTAATGACCGAACAATACGGGAATCTTCCTGATGGTTTCTTTCTTTCTGAAAAGGGGATTGAAGACTTGAGAAACTCTAAAAAAGAATTGACGACTTATGGTAGAGAGAAACTGAGAGAACTTATTGAAAAGCAGAAGAAAGAGGACACCTGACGAACGTATTAAAGGCAAACTGTAATGTACAAAATTCTTTTACTGGAAGGACCTGATGGTAATAGGTATAAGGGAACTCTCTTACATACAGGCATTTGGTCCGTAGAAAAATTTGCAAATTTGAGATCATCTGTCTGGTGGGACACCGAAAAACAAGGTTATTGGGGGAGTAATATTTCTTACACTGACGAAGAGTTAAAAGAAACATTCGTTATTTTAGCAGAAAGTGAAACCTATATTCATCCGTCCAACTTCATTATTCACGATGGACGATGAAAAACTCTTGGATCTGTAGGACACCTGACGAACTGGCACAAGATCCCTCCACAGGGGCACCAGATGCCCTATAATAGTCTCATACACACAGAACCCTGATGAAACCCTTTGATTACTACTCCAAACCCCAAACTGTTTATCCCAACAAAAAGGATTACATCACCTCTTATGTTTATGATAAGGGTGTAGTTCTTTGGTCTGGTCCTACTTGGGAAAAGGATAAAGCAGAACTAAAAGAAGAATATCCTAATGCTCTCATTCAAGAAATTTTGGATGAGGACGCATACAAGGCACAACGCAAAAAATATACTGATGAAGAGTTTAATCTTCAAGTACAGTTCCAGAATGATTTGTTTGAAGATTATGGTGTGACTGATAATCCTAAAAGGTTCATGTGTTTTGACCTTGCTTGGGAACAGGGACACGCTTATGGTCTTGAAGAAGTGTATAATAAGTTTGATGACTTGGTGGAACTTATTAAGGATTGAGGACACTTGATGAACTGGCACAGGGGATTCTCTGGGTGCCTCTGGATGGTGTATAATACTCCTATACACCCAGAGAATGTGAGTATTCTCATATCACACAAGAACTCATCACCCAAACCGCAGAGGACATTCTATCTTTTTACAAATGACTGAACGCAACTTCAAGAAAGAACTCTCTCACTCTGTTTATTATGATATGGAGGATGGGAATGATACTGAAACCATTTGTTATCCTTCCTTGATTTCTATTATCACAGAGTTGTGTGATAGAATTGAACAACTTGAAAAATCTCAACATACACACTCGGAAATGAACAATGACTGAAAACAAACTGAAAATTGAACAAGAAGTGATTGATGACCTCTATTTTCAAATGAATGTCAATAAACCAAAAAAAAGATCCCAACAATTACTTGAAGAAGGTCTAATCAAAAAGGCATATTTGATGGGGTATTATGAATGTGAATGTAAGAACCAAAAATGAAACACTCACCATACACACTTGGAATAATCACGGGATTTTGTATTGCTGCTCTGTATTTTATGGCACCTGGTATCTTTGAGAGTTTCAAACAACCAGAAGCAAGTTATGAAACAAATAGAAGAGTATCCTTATAAAAAATATACACCAGATGAAGTTGCTGATGAAGTAGAGTGGGATGAGAAAGATAATCCTGCTTCAATTGGATTCAAAATTGCCGATGAAGTTGTGAATAGGTTGGTGAAAAAACACCAAGCACAAAAACTTTTTAATAGATTGGTAGATGAACTTGGTTTCGAGTTTGATACTTGTAATGATATTGTAGATTTGGTGGAAGACTGGATTTTAGAAGAACAAAGTGCTTCTGGTTCGCAGAATGTGAATACTGAATTGCTTGTTGAGGGATTTAATGACGCAATACGCAAAATGAAAGAGATGTTGCGATGACTGAAAATGACTAAAAAGAAAGACACTTGGAAAAAGTGGAACATCTATACCTCAATCCATCTCTTTGAGTATTGTGTGTATAGTTGGAGAAATCATATGTGGAACCATCTTGATGGATATCCAAATGAAGAGAGAATGAGAAACCTATTCTGGTATTATTTGAACTACGGACACGCAAACACTTATTATGACTGAACGAAACCTAAAACAACAACTCCAGTATTCCTACTATGAGGATATGGAGGATGGTAGAACAACTGAAACGATTGATTATGATGCCTTGATTGAAATTATTGATGATTTGTATGATAAAATTGAAACACTTCAAAGGGATAATGAATTCCTGAAATCTTATGCTTGGGAACAATGACTGACGAACAAATCTGCGAAATGGTTAATAGGCACCGATACCTTATGAGGTGTGAGATTAAACACGCACTTGATAAATTTTGTGCTGAAAATGGGAACCAAGACTTCAGCACTGCCAATCGTTCAGAAGCATTCAACGATACAAAATGGATTGAATTTGCTAAATGGTTCAAGGAGATAAGAGATGAATGAAGAACTTTATATTCTTTATCTCAAACTTCGTGGTGGATATTGGAGAGTTAAGGAGGCATTTTCTATTTGGGGATTTTTGATGACCCATAGTTTGGAAAGATTAAATGAAAGATGTCACGGTTTAAATTGTTTTGATGAGTTTTATGCTACAATTAATGGTGGTTGGAAAAAATGACCGAACAATACGGGAATCTTCCTGATGGTTTCTTTCTTTATGAAAGGGAGATTGAAGACTTGAGAAACTCTAAAAAAGAATTGACGACTTATGGTAGAGAGAAACTGAGAGAACTTATTGAAAAGCAGAAGAAAGAGGACACCTGACCAACTGGCACAAGACCCCTCCACAGGGGCACCAGATGCCTTATAATAGTCTCATACACATAACAAATACTCTATTTTTATGAACAAAGAACCACTCCAAGCAAAAGTATCCGACGAAGATTACCAAAAACTTCTTGATTACTTCAAAACTCAACTTGTTCAATCGGTTGTACCCAACAACCCTTTGAGTAAGGTTCAACAAACACGAACCATCTATTCCAAAATCAAAGAGAAAAATGTAGTAGAAGGTCTGGTTTCTTTTGATGGTGAAGAACCTGCTTGGGTTCCGATTGAAACCATCAACGGGATTTATTCCTTTATCAACAAAACCTTTGACAATTTTAACATTTGATAGTATAATCGTCTGGTGCTGTGTCTGTGGACCGAGTGGTGAAGGCAACCGTCTGCAAAACGGTTAATCAACGTGGGTTCAAATCCCACCAGACACTCTTATAAATTATGAGGCACTAAAGGAACTGAAATACAAATGAGTGAAGACCTAATCTTCTATACAAATGGTAAAGAAACGTCCCGTATTCCTTCTCCAACTCTTGAAACTCTTACTCTTGGAACCAAAACACCAGAAACTAAACTTGAAATAGAAAAAACAATGGATAAAGAAGATACTGATAAATAATAGTGCTTATGTGTGTCGCAACCATAGCAGAGATTGGGTGCTTTCGGGCACCTTTTCTTGTATAAATACTATTGCGACACAACATAAAGCAGAACTATGGAACTCAAAGAGTATCACTATGTTTATTATTCCTATGAGGAATATGGTAGAGGATATTTTGGTAGTAGAACTTGTAAATGTTTACCAGAAGATGATGTAAGATATTTTGGTTCTTACAGGGATAAGACATTCAAACCAACTCAAAAGATAATCTTGAAAAGTGATTATGCTACAAGAGAAGAGGCATATGATGATGAGATTACTTTACAAGAATATTATAAAGTAGTTGAAAATCCACATTTTTCTAATAGGGCATATCAAACATCTACAAAATTTTCTTATATAAGACCAACAGAACAAGCAAGAGAAATTGGAAAAAAATCTGGATTAAAAGTAAAAGAACTTGGATTGGGATTTCACGCACTCACAAAAGAACAATTAAGTGAAAATTCTAAAAAAATGGTAGAAAAACATAGAAAAACTGGAACTGGTTTATTTACTTTAACTAATGAACAAAGAAGTAAAGGTGGATTAAAAAATAAAGAACAAGGTTCGGGAATTTTTTCTTTAACGGAAGAAGAAAAACAAAAAATAAGAAGTGAAGCAGGAAAAATAGGAGGGAAAAGGGCAGCAGAACTGAAAGTAGGTGCTCACGGAAGAACAAAAGAACAGATGAGTGAGGATGGTAAAAAAGTATCAAAATCAGTAAGAATACAAGCAGGAAAAACAACAAGTTCTCAAAGATGGATGTGTCTTGAAACAGGACATATTTCTACACCAGGAGGACTTTCAAAATATCAAAAACATAAAGGAATAGATACTTCTAGAAGAATAAGAGTATCATAAAGGACACTTGACGAACTGGAACAAGGTGCCTTTACGGGGCACCTTTTTTGTTGTATAATATGAGAAATCAAAGGAACATTATGGAAGATAGATTTTATCCAGATGAAATGTTTGAAGTTGCTGAACGAAGGGAGAAGAGTAATCGTGTTCTCCAAAGGTATAATGACTACTACAATATGGAGTGTGAATCATTACCAACTGGAGGACCAATTAGTATGATGCATATGCAAGCAATTGCATTACAATCTGCAATTGATGCTCTGCGTTGCGAAAACCTGAATCGTGAGTATAATGAAATCGCAATCTCTGATATTGAGGATTTGATTGAACGATTGTATCAACAGAGTAATGAGTATCTTGAACGAGTGAGGAAACTGAAAAAATGACTTACTCACCAAACCTGTGACACTTGTGAAACTGGCACAAGACCCCACCAATCCCCCTGTGGATGCCCTATAATAGTCTCATATTCAAAAAGAGCAATGACTGCTTCCAATCTTTCTAAAATCAAACCTAAACTTCGCACTCAAGGCTCTGTATCTGGGAACTTTGGTAGGGCAAAAGTTAAAGCAGGTTCTCCTTTGCGTGATATTGGAATGACCGATGCAAAAGTAGTTAAAGTTTGCACACAAGAAGATTATCTGAAGAGACTCTATCTTGCATATGAGACAACTGAAGATGCTAAACTGAAAAAGTTTGTATTTTCTGAAATTAAAAAGATTCTAATCCAACGAGGGGAATGGTGAGTAACACTGTTTACGCATATTCAGAAGTTGAACGTGCTTACAAGATTCTTAAAGAACTTGCAGAACGTGAGAATAAACTTCATATGATGGATATGACCATCAATCTCCAGCATCTTGATGTTATTCAATACGAGATTCTTCCTGCACTGGAAGAAATCGTTTATTTTGACCCAACTCCTTAATTGTCTACATAGGTATAACAATGGACAGTTTTTTCACTGTCCATTTGCACTTGATTACGCACCGAAAGGGTGCTATGATTACGAAGTAAATCACTCAAATGATGTTCGACACATTCAATTTTACTGGTGATGCCACTACCTTTATTGGTTTGGTTGGTGTTATTAGCACTGCTGTTATTGTTATTACTGTTTTCCGTTCTTACTGGTCTAGTCCTTATCGCAAATGAATTATTCAAAATCCATTCAAGAGTACGAAAAAGAACTCAAAGAAGCAAAGAAAAAGTTTGATAAACTCTCAAAGCAATATAAAAAGTGTAGAAGTGTTTATCAAGCAGAGATGATGTACGATGACCTAACAATTCTGAATGAAGATATTTCTGAACTTCAGATGATTGTGAAGGAACTGCGTCAACAAAAGAAACTTGCCGAAATTGATGTTGTCTAATTATGTCTGACCTTTATACTGAAATCTTGGTGTTTAACAAAATGTCTTTTAATCGTGAGCAACTTGTTGAGGATTATATCCAGCAAACGATTGGAGGAATGGATTATAAGACTATGGAACGTTTTGTTTATGATACTTTGAAAGATAATCTAGCAGATTATAATGATGAAGAATTGATTACAGAGGTTACAGACTACTACCCAGAATTGTTGGAGGATGTTGATACTCTGTGACACTTGTGGCACTGGCACACTAAAAGATCACAGCACCTCAAATCCTGCTATAATTACTTCGTAATCAATCAACACCATGTTAGTCCTTGATTCTATTGGTTTCTACGATAAGTTTCAAAATTATAATCTAATCCTAGATTTTTCTGGTCGTTGGGTAGAACATTATAATTATATGATATCTCCTTTTAATGAAAAATGGATAAATAAAACCTATCAAGATGAGATAAGGCAAAATCGGTTTTACGATGTTTGATTGTGCCTTGTGCCACTGATTCTTCTGGCACATAACACTTTACAGACCCCAGAACCTGTGCTATGATGTATTCATCAAGTCAAGGAGGTTTCAAGATGATTGACACTTGTGTTCTTCACGATGATTACGAGGACTTTGCTAAAAAGTTTCTCGGTGTTGATTATGAGGACTTTATTGGTCTTCAACTTGGTCTTCCCGATGAAGATGAAATTGAAATTGAATACTCTTTAAGTATTTGATTTCATTTGGAACGGGTTTGCCAATGGGTTGGAAATATCTAACCAATAAAGTTACCCATTTTTCGTTCCCTTGACTTTTCATTAAATGTCTGCTAAACTGATTGCTCTTGCTTCCGAAATCGTTGATACCAACCCTGCTGCTGCTCAACTGATTGTTAGTCTGACTAAAGCAGAAACTGGTGCTGAACTCATCGAAGCACTTGATAACTATGATTCCACCGTGCTTGAGAACTATTCTGAACCTGTGGATTCTGAAGATGAAGATGAAGGTGAAGTGACTCTCACCGATGCAGATGGTATTGTAACTTCTGTTTGATTTTTGATTCTTTAATTTCTTAACCAACTAATTTTATTATGGCACGTCGCAACAAGTCTGCATCTCGTCAAATGGTTGAAAATCTTCAAGAACAACTTGTTGAGTATTTTCAAGAAAACATCTTTGATGATTGTGATTACGAAGATTTGACTGGTTCTGACCTTCTTGAAGCACTGGTTGGCACTTTCCGTGAACTGGAAAGTGAAATCCAAAAGAAAATGAACCCGATTCAGTATGTGCTAAATAAAATTGACCCAGAGGATTCTGAATCTCAAGTCCTTAACGGTTAATTCTTACGGGCATCAAAGGTCCAAACTTTGAATAAGACCCACACCCTCTATGCCTCTTAACAATGCACAAACCAGAGGGTCTCTTGGGCATATGGTGAAGTGGATTATCACACGGCTCTTCTAAAGCCTTATCCCTGGTTCGAATCCAGGTATGCCTGTTTAATATAAATAATAGTGCCTGAGTTGGGTGCAATCTTCACAGGTAAGATAGTGGGGGCAGAAATGTCCCCTCTTCTAATATAAATACTATTGCACCCAACAAAGAGCAGTTATGAAAGGTACTATTTATTGTATCCACTGTATTTCCACTGGAGAGAAATATATTGGACAAACCAGAAGAAGTATACAAGATAGACTAAGATATCACAAATACGCATCTGCAAAAAGTTCCAGAGCAAAATTATACATACAAGCAAATAAAACTGGATGGGATGATTTCATAATTGGGATTGTTGAGCAGTGTGAGGTCAATCAATTAAATGGAAAAGAATGTTTTTATATTGAAACATTTAATACTTTAGAAAAAGGACTGAATAGTTCTCCAGGTGGAGGAAAATTCCCAGTTATGAAAGGAAAATTGCACCCTTTGTTTGGAAAAGGACATAAAAAGGAAACAAAATTAAAAATAAGCAAAAATCATCACAATGTCTTAGGAAAAAACAATCCAAGGTCAAATTATTATGAAGTTGAATTTTTAAATGGAAAAAAAGAAACTGTTCATTGTTTGACGGAGTGGGGAAGAAACAATGGATACAAAAAACAAAATTTATTTAATTTAGCTTGCAATCTCCAGAAATCACCTCACAAAGATATTTTAAAAATTACTAAAATTCAAAATGAAAGTTAAAGTAGCATCAGATTTGCACCTTGAATTTTTAAACTCTTTTGAAGAAATTCCAAACTTAGGAACTGCTGATATATTAGTGCTGGCAGGAGATATATTTCCAGCAAAGTATTTAAAAACAAATGGAAAATTAAAAGACATTTATCTTCGTTTTGTGGATAAATGTTCAAAAGATTTTTCACATATATTATATGTTCTTGGGAATCATTGCTATTATGGATACAATTACGAAGGAAGTAAGAGGAAAATAAAAGAGCATCTTCCTCATAATTTCCAAATCCTTGACAATGACACAGTTAAGATTGGAGACTGGAACTTTATAGGTTTCACTCTCTGGACTGACTTTAGAAATGAAAATGCTCTAGAGATGATGGAAGCAGCACAAGTGATGAATGACTACAAAGTTATTCGTATTACTCCAAAGTATCGGAAACTGAATCCAACTGACACTCTTAATTTTCATAAGGATAGTAAGAAGTATCTGTTGAATCAACTACAAACACTCAATGACAATGTATTTGTCATCAGTCATCATGCACCGAGTTATCAATCGGTTCCACAGCAATTCAAGAAACACGCAAATGGTGCCTATTGTAGTAATCTGGATGATTTGATTGTTAATCATCCACAAATTAAATACTGGGCACACGGACACACTCACACTGCTTTTAATTATATGATTGAAGGTTGCCGAGTGATTTGTAATCCTGGTGGGTATCCTGGACAAGGAACTGGATTTAATCCAGATTTACTTTTTGACATCTAGATATAAGGAAGGTAGAATCTTCCCACACATTAAACTCGCAAAAGGTCGATGGACTACTTAAAAATTGAACCAAATCAAACTATTCTTGTTCTAAACGCATCCTATGAACCAATTAACTTTACTAATTGGAAAAGAGCAATCGTGCTGCTTATGAAGAACAAAGCACAAGCACTTGGTAAGAGAGTCATTCGACTGGTCAATTACATTAAGTTGCCCTACGAGAAACTAATGCAAAATAGACCATCACGAGCAATGATTTATAAACGTGATGGTCATAAGTGTCAGTATTGTGGTTCGACTAAAGAACTAACTATTGACCACATCATCCCACGTTCTCGTGGTGGTGAAGATACTTGGGAAAATCTTACTGTTGCTTGTATGCCTTGCAACTCTAAAAAAAGTGATAAACTTCTTGAAGAAACTAATTTGTCTCTTCGCACTATTCCAAAAAAACCACTGAATAAGATGCTATTTGCTCTCGATAGAGCAAATGACCCAGAGTGGAATGAATACTCTTATGCCTAAACTCAATAATGAGTTTTATACTGTAGAATATGAGTTTATGGGGAAGAGAAAGTTTGCTTGTTATTTTCAACTTGAATCCGCACAGGAAGCAATGATGAAAATGATTAAGAAAGGAATGGTTGTTAATGGATTAGAAACCAAGACTCTCAAAAAATAGTCAGTGTGCCACTTGTAGCACTGTCCCTAACACCTCTCCAAACCCCCTGGAGGGGTGTTATACTATGGAGACAAGCAAAGGGGAGGGATGACTCCAAATTGGCAGCACAACTCAGGAAAAAATAAGAATACTAAAGGTTCTTGTAAGGGGAAACTCAAAGCAAGAAAACAAGCATTGCAGCACATCAAACGCAAACTCAAAGTAATCTGATGACTTATCAAAATCTTCTGGAGATTCTTCAGACTCTCACTCTGGAGCAGTTGAAGATGGATGTGTCAATTTATGACATTAGTTATGATGAGTTTTGTCCAATGCACAAATTTCATTTTGCAGATAACACTGTAGATGTGCTTGACCCTGACCACCCTTACCTTTCTTTCTGATTATGAACTCTAAAACTATTACTTACATCTTTCTTGCTTTTATTGCTGTTCTTGGATGGAACTCATTTGCAATTCAACGTGATGAGAAAATGTTTGATGCTTATGATAAAGCAGTAGTAATTAAAAAATTGTAATTTGAAGTGAGTATAAATTAAAGAAATTATTTAATTTATAGATGCCACTTCATTACAAACCCAAAGTTGATGATTATGTCAGGTGGAAAAATCTAGAGGGATGGATTTATTTCAAAGATGATGCGTATGTTTCTATTGAGATTGCAGTAAAAGATAAAGTCTGCAATAAAGGTTCATTTCATAAGAAAGACCATCTTCTTGTATTGTGTTATTATGAACAATGGAATAATCTTGAGTATGTAAAGACAAGGCAATCGAAATATGAGGGGTAAGATTGATACCGATGTGCCACCTGTAGCACTGGCACAGTAAATGAGCACAGACCCCCCTGATGCCCTACAATACAGGGACACAAGCAAAGGAGACCACTTGGCAGACCTCGATACTATCTTTAACTACACCACCTCTCGTTGGGATTGGCATGAAGGTAATGTCAATCAAATGTGGATTCAAGAGATTGAAGAATCTCCTGATTTTTATCGTTATATTGCGGTTGCTTACAATCCTCGTAAGAATGTGAGCACAGTAGTATCTGAACCTCGTTGCTATGCTGACACCTTGAAATGGGTTCGTATGTATTGTGGTAATTTCTGTATTCTTCCTGAGTATTGCTATTGATTATGCTTTACAACATTACAGTTAAGTTTAAGGATGGAACTGTCGAGACGTTTCAACGCAGAAGCAACATCAAACCCATCAACAGTGTAAAACTCACCGATAAGATTGCTAACGAAATCTTTCCACGAGAGTGGAAAGAAATCTCTTCCAAACCTGTTTATTGATTATGTCTTTCACCACTATCACTCTTGAAAAGTTTCACGAACTCCTGGCAGATGCTTATGCTGTCTGCGTGAATGACACTCTATACTTTGTGGGGTATGATACGGACGACAATCCTTACATTTCCGACAATGATGGGGATGATTATGTTGACCTCTCCACTGTAGATGGTGACATTGAAGTTCACAAAAACTATGTGTTCTTTTATGTGAACGGTGAAGCAATGCAAATGGTCTTTCTCAACATCAAAAAACTTTCTTGATTATGTCTTTCACCTTTCCTCGTCTGTCTGCTGGTATCTACGAAGTTCAGAAGGATTCTAACACTGTTGGATTCATTCGTAAAGCATCTGCTGCTAAGTGGATTATTGTTGATGTTGTAGACACTCCTCAACAAGTCACAAAGACTCTCAAAGAAGCAAAGGATGCTTGTGTCAATCTAATCATCTTTGATGTGGTTGACAAGACCCCTGAACCTGAGTATAATGACTCTGTAGGGGTTGATAAGGTGAATACTGAACTTAATAAGGTTCTTGAGGGTTCTTTGCACTGCTATAAGCAGATTCCTGGAACTGATGAGTTTAAGGAAGTTTCTCCTGTTGAGTTTGGGTTTGCTGAACCTACTCTTGAACCAATTTTGTTCTGATGTTTAAGTTTATTTTACATAAATTGTTTAATCAAAGAAAAATGCACGATTCTACTCTTGACCTGTTTTGTAATCACGAGTCTGCTGAGTATGCAGATGAGTATGCAATGGAGATTGAACGTAAAGCAGCAGAACTAGAAGTGACTGTTGATTATTATATGGCCGAGTTTATGTGACCTCTGTGCCACTTGTGGAACCGTCCAGCACTCTTCCCGAACGCACGGGAGGGGTGCTATAATGTATGAATACAAACGTTACTTGACTTATTGATGCTGACTCTTCTTCCTTATCAACAACGTGCTCTGAAAGCAGTTCAGAACTCCATTAAAGGTTCTGTGTATATTCCTACTGGTGGTGGGAAAACTGTTGTGATGATGGAAGATGCTCGTCAGAGGATTCTTAACGCACTGGAACCAATGACATTTGTTGTTGTTGCTCCTCGTATTCTGCTTGCAAATCAACTTTGTTCTGAGTTTGAAGCATATCTCAAGGACCAGAATGTTGCTTATATGCACGTTCACAGTGGTGAAACTCATCATCAATCCTCTACACGTCCAGCAGACATTGCAGAATACAATGACACTGCAATCGGAAGTGGCAAGCATCAGTTTATCTTCACCACTTACAATTCGATTGGTCGGGTGAATGAGTCTGATATTGAAATTGATGTTGTGTATTTTGATGAAGCACATCATTGCGTGAAACCATCTAACTTTGTGGGTATTGCTCATACTTCATCAGTTGCAGATAATGCTTATTTCTTCACTGCAACTCCGAAGTTCAATAACAGTATGGAGTCTATGAATAATACTGATGTTTATGGCAACAACATCATCAGTATTCCTGCACAAGAACTGATTGATGCTGGTAGTATTATTCCTCCCAAAGTTGTGCCTTATGAAGCACAAACCATTCGCACTAAAGAAAATGCTGCATTTGTAGATGCAGAGAACATTGTAGGTATCCTGTCAGAGATTTCTGATTGTGATGCACCTAAAGTTCTTGTTGCTGCTCCTAGCACCAAAGTAATCTGGGCAATGTTTACTGAGAGTGATTTGCTTCAACAACTCAATGATATGGGTTATACGATTATGCATATCACTTCTAAGCACGGTGCTTATATTGACAAACAGAAAGTGTCTCGTGAAGTCTTCTTTGAGAAGATGAATGAGTTTGGTGCAGACCCAGAAAAGAAGTTCATTGTGTTTCACTACAGCATCTTGTCTGAGGGTATGAACGTGCAGGGATTGACTGATTGCATTATGCTTCGCAATCTTCCATTGATTGAAATGGCACAGACTGTTGGACGGGTTATCCGTATGCACGGTGATGACCGTAAAGCAATCGCAGATGGTAAGATGAAAGCAGGAGAGTTTGCTTTCTACAAGAAACCATTTGGCACTATCACGATTCCTGTTAATAACAACTATGGTGATAAGATTGCAAAGCAACTTCAAAATGTTGTGGATACTATCTTTGTGAAAGGTGAAGTTCTTGGTGTATAAATTATATTATGTGTCCCACATAGAATTATGCCATTTACAAAGAAATTTCCACAGTCAGGAGAAACAACCCATATTCGGGTTCCGAAATGTTATGCTGAACTCATTGAAGAACTGATGGTAACGTTAGATGAACGATTTGATGTAGATAAGGGCAAACATCTACTGAAGAAGTTCATACACAACTTAACGTGAGTCCAATGATATCCTGTGCCACCTGTAGCACTGGCACAGTAAATGAGCACATACCCCTAAATGTGTTATAGTAGTTCTATGGTTGAGGAAGACCTTCAATGACTTACACCCCACATCTTTCTAAGATTCCTTATTTGATGATTCCAGAAAACAGAGTGAATCTTGCATTCAACTGGTATCAACGAGATAGGAGTCATCCACAAAACTTTCCTGCTTATTCTTATTGGATTCAACAATGCACAAATGATGGGAGTGATTACTGATGGAAATGCTTGATACTGTTCTGACTATTGAGGAAGTTTTGACTGATAAACAATTGCTTGCTCTGCAAGACATTCTTTGCCATTACAAAGAGTTTCAGGAAGAACTTTACAACTATCCTGAACCTGATACTCTCTTCACTAAGACTCAACAAGAACTGTTTGACATCTTTAACATCAAATGACTTCTATTTCTTTTACCTCTGGTGAGTTGTTGGATATTATGTCCGTACTTGAAGAGAAAGAAAATGCTCTTCAACTTGCAGAGAATTATCAACTCTCTGCTTATTATATGCACCTTGGGGGTCAATTCCAACGGATTTATGATAAACTGCAGGAGTTTGTTCCTGAGAACCGAGTTGCCAATCTTGTCCTTGCTGTGAATTGATGACTATGGAAACACACAGTCTGATTATTCTTTCTACTGCACACCTACATCCATTGGAAGCAGCAAAGATTGATGAATTTTCTTATGTTGGAAACAAAGAATGTGCTCTTGTTTCCACTGTTTCAGAGATGAGGGATTTCTATTATCAGGGTGGATTGGTTTGCTTGTGCGACCTGTTGAAATTGGTGCAAGAAAAATATAATGCAAAATATGTTCTCTTTGACCCTGATGCAGATACTACTGATGAGTTCAGGTATTATCAATGGTGATGTGCCAGTTGTAGCACTGGCACACTAAAAGAGCACAGAGGCACCAGATGCCTTATAATACTCTCATACGAAACAAACCGATGACCCTGACCGAAGCAAACAAGATATGGTCCGACTGTTACAACAGCGGCGACCTCTCACTGTGGAACAACTATACTAACGCCCAGCGTGAGCAGGCAATCGCCACCCGAGACGCCCACTTCAACGGTCGCCAGTGGGGCATCTGGAACATCAACGATTGGGACTGATTGCCCTACCTGGTGGTCTGACTGGTAAGTGATGGCACTCTGAAAACTGGCACAGGGCATCCTTCGGAGTGCCCTTTGATGCCTTATAATACTCTCATACACAAAGGAACTTCAAATGCTTGATGCCTTTACTGATTATCCTATTGAAAAACTTGATGATATTGAATTTGAAAAAGCACCCATTCGTAAATGCACCATTCTAACTTGGGACAGAAATAAGTATTGTGATGTCCTTGTATATTTTGTAGATGAGGATGGTGATTTGCGAGGACACATTACTAACTTCAAGCAGTGGTATTTGTATAAGAATGAAGCACGACTTGATGATGGTATTCAATTTACTGATGATGAACTGAAAACTCTTCCTTGGACTTGCCGATGACTGCTATTGAAATTGATGAAATGATGAACCGAATGGAATCATTTGGTGGTTCATTTGTTGTTGCACTTGCTTATGCAATGCGAAAAGCAGACCCATCAAATAAAACTAGACTGATTCTTGCCTTTCCTGAGTATGTGAAAGAGTATGGACCAGAAAGTCAGTTTCCTGCGTATGAATGATGAAACCTAAGTTCCGTGCCGTATTAGAAATGGCAATAGAAGAAGGTGTAAGGTTTGGATACAATCGTGCTTTTAAGCATAATTCAGAACCACACATTGATTCTATATCTGATAGTATAGTTACAGAAATCTTTAATTCACTTGACACTTGGTTTGATGACATCAACGACACTGAAAACTAAAATGAATCCTGAAATTAAACAGAAATGGGTTGATGCTCTGCTTTCTGGCAAATACGAACAAGGCAGTGGGAAACTCCGTGGTGCAAATGGTTATTGTTGCCTTGGTGTTCTGTGTGACCTTTATTCACAAGAACACGATACTCAATGGGAGTTTAGGAGTCATGATGAAAATAGTGATGAAACTAATCCTGAACCAATGGACTATTGGTATTTCGATGGTGAGGGTGAGTTTCTGCCTAAATCTGTGATGAATTGGGCAGGATTTTCTCTTCATAGTCCTCAAGTTCGAGTTGATGTTACTGAGGATGATGATAAAGATGATTGGTCCTATAAGGAGTATATTGCCAATCTGAACGATACGGGTTATACTTTTGAAGCACTTTCTAAACTAATCGAAGAACAATTTTAATGGAAGAAGAAAACACTCTGACACAAGGACGTATTCCTACTCACAAAAGTGTAAACGTTGCACTTTTCTTTAATGATGAGATGGATGATGGTGAAGTGAGAGACTTTATTGAACGTATGACTGAAAAGTATCATCATCCTGATGATATTGTGAAAGATTATGAATACTGGTATGATGAGTGAGTCTAGTGTGAGACTGTGACAGTTGGGGGACTGTCCACCAAACCCCCCATTTCCCCCTCTGGGGTGCTATCATTACAAAGTAATCGAGGTTAAGAGACCCAATGCCTGCAACTGAAATGCAACTTAAAGAATCCACTGTTGATTTCATTAAGGATTTGGTTGAGCAATCCTATTATGATGAAGATATGTATATTTTCATCGGTGAGCATGGTGAAGATACATTTGTTCAGTATTACGAAGAGTATGTTCAGTTTGGTGAATCTTATAACTATCGTGCTGTAGATACTTTCATTGAAGAGTTTGGTATTGATAATCTCTCTTCCTTTGAAGATGCTTACCGTGGTGAATGGGAGTCTAAAGCAGATTATGCGGAAAACTTTGTAACTGATTGTTATTCTGTTGATTTCCCTGCTTTTATTGAGATTGACTGGGAAAATACCTTTGACAATCTTGATTCTGTTTATGTCAATGGTTTTGTTTTTGATACCAAATTCTGAATATGAAACTTCAATCTAACGATGGAAACATGGTGGTAGATTTCTACCCCATCAAAACACCTTTTGGTGATGTATCTCAAGAGTGGTTCTTGAAGACTCTCACTTTTATGGGTCAAAGTCAATCCAAGAAGTTTCTCAATCGCATTGAGATGAATCTTGAGATTGAAGAATATCTCAATCACACTATTCCGTATGAAGTTGTAGACTTCAATACGATTCCACAACTTGCTAATCCTTTTATTGGTGTCTGACAATGCTTCTGAAACTAACTGACATTGAGTTTGATTTTGATGATGGAGAAGAAATCTCTGGGGAACTTCCTTATGATGAACAGGTTGCAGTCACTAAATCCGTGATTGGTGAAGTCTTTGAGGTTGAGACTGAAGATGAACTTGCTGATGCAGTTTCTGACAGAACTGGTTGGTGTGTGAAATATCTTGATTATGTTGAAATCTCTGAATCTCACTGAGTCCAATGATGCCCTGTGCCACTTCTTCTAGTGGCACACTAAAAGAGCACAGACCCCTAAATGTGGTATTCTTAAAGGGTGGAAGGGGTCACACCCACCCACAAACGTCCAACTAACTCAAACTAAAATGACTGTTGATTTCTCTCGTGATGTGATGGTTGCTATGCTCTGCCAGGGTGATACTGGCAACGACATTCTGGATATTCTGAATGTTCTTGTTCCCTATCAAACTGAACTCACTCGTGAGCAAGTTTGTGAAGACCTGGGCATTGCTGATTGTCCTGAGAATGATGATGAGATTGCCCGTGCTATGGTTGCTGCCTGAGTTTAATTTGGGGGAGATTCAATTCTCCCTCTGTGGATTTAATTCATTTACTCTTTGATTCCAATGTTTGTTATCTGTCCCGCATCTTTTGATTTGATTGATGCTGAGTGGTTTGACAATGTATATGAAGCAAAAGATGAAGCACTTGATTGGAGTGTTGAACTCTCTGGTGAGAATGTGATTGTTTATCGGGCAGTTGAGGAAGATGATGGTGCTTATGAGTTTGATAAACTCTATGCCATCTCTGCCTGATGAGAACTAAAACACTCACATTTAGACCACCAAATAAGATGCGAACTATAATTCTTATCTTTGCAGTTGCATTTATTTTCTCTCCGAGTGTGAGGAATGTAACTGCAAACACACTTTACACTGTTGCTGATATTATCAGCACAAATCGGTGAGTCCAGTGTTGAGATGTGCCACTTGTTCTAGTGGCACACGAAATGGGCACAGACCCCCAAATATGCTAATCTTAAAGGGTGGAGGGAGCAGGTCGCACTGTCCCACCCGAGTCTCAATCTTCATTCTTTTAACATGGACCGTTCACAAGTCATCTCCAAGATTCAGTCTATCCTGAAACTTCAGGAAGGAACTTCTTTTGATGGTGAAGCAGATGCTGCTGCCAAGATGATTGATAAACTGTGTAAGCAGTATGGTGTTACAATCACCGAAGCAACTGAAACTCAAGTTTATGATGAATCTTTCATCAATTTCAAACGTGTGAATGTTGCACTTACAACTCTTCTGAATGCGATTGCATCTTTCTATGATGCAAAGGCATATATGAAGAATGGTGATGTTAAGTCTCTGCAAATCATTGGTAGTGAAGCACAACAAATCCAAGTGCGTCTCTATTATGATTACCTGAATCAAGTGATGGAGAAAGAAGCAGAAGTTGCATATCAAGCAGAGAAGATTATGTCTGCTCTAACTGGTGCAACTGTTTCTCGTAGTTTCAAACTTAATTTCCGCAAGGCATTTGCAGATAATGTTGCTCTGCGTTTGCGTGAAATGAAGAAAGCAGAGAACCGAGTTCACGATGATGCAAAAGCAGTGAGTGATAAACTCTCTACGATGCGATTCGGACGTGCAAAGAAGATGAATGGTGCTAATGGTGCTGGTGCTTATGCTGGTTCTAACGTTGGTGCTGGTGTATCTCTGAACCGTCAAGCAACTGGTTCTGTGACCAAACAACTGTGTGGAGTGTGAGTTAATCTCGCCTCTACTTCACTTTTCCCTTTATTCCTAATACGATGAACGCACAACTGACAATTGATGAGTGTAAACTGATGTGGGTTGTTGGTGCATTGCAACGACTTGCAACTTTGGGTATGATTGGTCCTGATATTCCTCTGAAACTTTCTGGTAGTGCAGTAGATGATTATCTTTATATTGATGAGCATCGGGAAATTCTGTTTGAATCTGATTTTGAGATTGCAAGTATTTTCACTGCTATTGTCAATAGTGAATGTGACCCAAAAGTTCAAAATCCTGATGATACCAAACCTCTGATTGAACTTCTTCTGCAATATAAGAACAATCGCACCGAGATTGTGAAGTATGCACTCTCGCAACAAGTTATTTGAAAATGACAATGGATAAAGATTTAATGCAAATCACACTGAGTAAGGAAAATTATAAGGTTCTACATAAACTCATCTGCGACCAAATGGTTTATATTCTTTCTCCGTTTGACAATGATGATTATGAACCAACGCAAGAACATCTAAAGATTCTCGACGCAGTTACAAAGTTCAGTTCTTATCAAGTTACTTACAATGTTTGACCTTCTGAAGTTTAACCCCCATCATATTCCTGAGTGTATTCAAGCACGACATAAGTTTTCCAACGGTTGGGAGATTAGTGTAGTTGCTGGTCCACCGAATTGTGGTCTCTATGGCAACATCAATGAGAACAATTATGAAGTTGCAATTTTCCGTCCCAATGGAAATATGACTGAAGATGTAAATGGTTGGAATACTAAAGAAGAAGTATCTGCGATGATGTGGGTGCTGTCTCAACTCTAGTCTCTTATACCGTGTGCCACTTGTTCTAGTGGCACAGTAAATGAGCACAGACCCCTGGATGTGGTATATTAAAGAGGTGGAGGGGTCTGGTCCCACCCGAGTCCCATTCTTCATTCTTTATGCAAACTCTCGAACAACAACTTAAATCTGATTGGAATGAAACAATTTCCAATCTGACTCCTGAAGAGAAGGAAATGCTGAAGAACTCTACTCCTCAAGATTGGATTAAAGCAATTTCTGATCTTGTAAAAAGTCCTGAGTTTTGGGCAAGTATTGCTGTTGCATTTGCTGAAGGAATTATTCGGGGGATTGATTCTTATGCAAATGAACAGTTCTGAGTCCAGCATACCCATCAGGGATGCTGATAGGTAGAAGAACCGTTACCACCTTGACAAACACCCAGATCCGTGCTATGATGAACGAAGTTCAGACTCAAGAAATGACTGCTGCTCAACGGATGGAAAAGCAATTCTTCATTCAAATGATTCAACTTGTGAATGAAGTGCAAGGTAAGCAGAAACTTCCTTCTCAAGTTAATTCTTCTCGTAAGTCTGCTTGGTGTAAGAAAGTTTCTAATCCCAAGCAAAAGAAAGATGCACTTGCTCGCATCTAGTTCTTAATTCTTTCATCTGTCCCACACAAACAACAAACAATGCTGATCAAAACTGTTTTCGATGTTCAAACCAAGCAAGCAGGTTATGCTATTTGTGATCCTGCCACTGAACGTTGTGGTTTTGTGACTTATAGCATCATCAATGCTATTAAAGCAGGGCAATGTAAAACCTTCGCACAAGTTCAACAACTCATCAATGCCTGAAATGAATCAAATGTATGAAGTTACTTATCAGGTGCCTTACAACGATTGTGAATGGAGAAGTCAATACTTTAATACTCTACAAGAAGCACAATCAATGGTAGAGTTTTATAGGTCTTGTGGATCTCCTGCTAAACTGATTGAACGTAAAGTAAGTAACTGAAATGACTCAAACTCTCACTGAAACCATCTACTCTGATGCTCTGTTATTTCTGACTCGATACTTCAATCAGTTTGATGAATGTCAGTTGCAAGAACACGATGATTTGACTATTCAAGATATTGTTGATGTTCTTGGTTATGCAAGTTTCGAGGAGCATTATCATTCTGATGTAGCATATATTTCTGATATTCAGACACTCAATAAACTTCGTAATGAAATTCGCAATCGGTTCTATCAATGACTGAACTCATCTTTCGATTCACACCTGAAGAACTTGAAGTGTTACAAGCATTGATTGAATTTCATTCTGGTTGTGAGATTCCCGAATGGTTAAGTGAAGATGCTTATGATTCTTTATTCGATAAAGTAATGAGTAATTAGAATGGAAAAATCCAATCGAACTCATATGCTTATCGAGGCACTTGAGTATTATATTCAAGACCTCAAAAAGAATAATTGCACTGAAGCATCTATTCAAGCATACACAACTCTTCTCAAAGAGATTGATGTTGACAACTACTCAGTCATTGATTAAAACAAAGATGAAACGTAAAGAAAAACTTGAACTACTATCTAAAGCACAAGATGGTAATGAACTTCTTCTAATCGCACAAGCAATTATTAACTCTCAAACCAAATGATTATTCTTCAAAAAGAAAACTACGGTTGTGTTTATACAATTGATCCTGATACTCAAGAACTCTTCTATGCCCCCATTCATACAAACAACACTGTAAATCTTTCTGAGTTTGCACCTGTTGATCTATCAAGTGTAGATGATGAATATGATGTAATTACGATTCAAAAAGAACTGATTAACCTAAACACTAACACTTAATCATAAGATGAAATAATCATTTATAACGATAAAATGTTTTAATTGATAATTAAATTAAATGTATTAAAAAACATATGTTAGTGTTTTGTGTTGATATAATGATAGTGTTATAATAGTCTTTATATCCTCTTTAGACACTTATAAATGCCTCTAGGTCTTGTTGTCTAGGCCCGCATTATACCATAAGACCCAAAAAAAGTCAAGGGCATTACAGACACTCCTAGGGGTGGCACAAGACATATAGACAATGAAACTCCTGAGACTCACACATCTTATGAGTCTTGGGAGTATTTTGCTAGTTACTCGTAAGACTCATAGGTCTCAAACCACTGCAGTAACTGGCACATCGTATCGTGAGTCTCACTGATTCTGCGATAGACTTATAGGGTCGGGAGGGGAGGGAATATTATAAACTCCCATAACTGATAAGAAATACGCAGAACCCAGTGATTGCAATACTTTTTCGGGGCATTATAGTTTTGTCCCAAAACCCCCTATAAATAACCCTAGTTTTGGGACAAAACTTATGAGACCACAAAAGTATAAGAATTTGGGTGAAACTGAAAGAATGAGAGTGCCCTTATGCAAACAACTTACACGTTTGTGTGATGCATTAGATAAAAAGGCAGAAGATGGATATGATGTCGTTGAGATATTAGATTCATTTATTGAGAGTATCAAGGACATATAAACCTTTCGTTATTCATAGCACTTCGTCATAAGAATTCGTTATACATAAGAGTTCGTTATCCAGTTCGTCATCTCTGAGAGTTCGTTATACATAAGAGTTTGTTGTGCAGTTCGTTATACTATGAGTATAATAATATAACAATACTGTTATATGTTTATCATAAAAACAGTTCGTTATGCCACTCCCCATATGGTTTGCTATTCTGTTCGTCCTGTGCTATACTATTCGTTGTATACAGTTCTGTGTGCTTACTTGTAGTCTCCCTTTCTTATACTTTACATCATTTCTTCGTTTATGCCCACTCCCGGTATGGTTCGTTATTAGAATCAAACAGTGTTACATAAGCACTTATATCGTGCCCGTTCGTTATGCCCACTCCCGGTATGGTTCGTTATTAGAATAAAACAGTAATGAATATAAAATATTCGTAATTGTTCGTTTATTATAATAGACAGTTATTTTATGTTGTTTGTTATTCTTATACCTAACCGTTGCCCCCCCCGGTATATAATTTTAATGGGTCCTTCAAGGCTACACCGAACCGAAAACGAGAGAGTAATTGTCTTTCAAATAAAAAAATTTTTCCAAAAAATTTTTCCAAAAAAGTTAAAACATAAAATTATGAATTACCCAGAAGGAACTATTAAGACAAACACCCAAGGAAACAAATACATCAGAAAAGATGGAAAATGGGTATATATGAAAAAACCAAAAGAAGAAAGGAAAATATCAAAGGAAAATCCCAAAAGAGTTGTTTATAATTATCCCCCCATAAGATTGTCCGAAAATATGAGAGAAACTCAATATCCTGGGTATTATATCACTGAGGACGGGAGAGCATATCGCAAACCTGGAAAATATGATAGGAATGGAAAATACGGAGAAATTAATGAAAATGGGTTAATATATCTAAAACCTGCGTTCAGGGGACACTCAAAATATCCAGAACATCAATATGAATGCATAAACATCTCAATGTATGATGAAACTGGAAAGTATAAACAAATTAAAAAATCAATTCATCAATTAGTTGCGGAAGCATTTATTCCTAATCCTGAAAGACATAGTGAGATATTACACATAGATGGAAATAATAGGAATAATCATTATACAAATTTAAAATGGGGAACACATAAAGAAAACATGGAGATGGTTGGTTTACCAGAAGGGAGTATTAGGAGAGCAAAAGGAAAGTCTAGTGATTATATCAAAAAAGATGGTGAGTGGATTTTAATTCCAAAAAATACACCTCCATGGAATAGGGGATTGAAAGGAGTATCATGGAATACATTACCTGATGGAACTGTTACAACAAGAAAAGTAAATGGAAAACCTGGAACTTTCATAAAACAAAATGGTAAATGGGTTTACCAGACAAATAATCCTAAGTCTAGAGGAAAGAGTTTTAAAGAAAATAAACCAAAAAGAAAACCACTACCCGATGGAACTATTAGAACTCGTGCTGATGGTACTACATGGGTAAAGGAAAATGGTAAATGGGTTTATCAAAAAACAAAAAAATGATATATAATAAAAAATGCCCCTGAAAGAATAATGAGAATTAATTTTGATGATTACGAAAAAGACTTGTTGATTGATACGATACAGCATCGTTTAGATACTGATAAGTTATTGATTATCAATCATAGTTTAAGAGAAGAGATTGAAGATTTACTTCGAAAGATAGAAGAGGATGAATACGTATAATATTTCAGTTAAGGGAAATGAGATATTAAGTCAGGTGCCGCAGAGTGATTTACAGGAGAATCTGAAACTTGTCAGAGGAATTGTATGGACTTCTGGGGGAAATGACAAGGATATTCAAGTATCTCTAAATAAGAATGAAGACCATTGCAATGAATGAGTTGTCGTGGTAAAATAATGTAGTATCGAAAAAATTATTTTATGGCTAAAGGATTTACAGTAAAAGCAAAACTTCCAACAGGACCTGTGGAAGGAGAGTTTAATTTAGAAGCAGCAAAGGAGATGATTCGAGGGAAGTCAATTGTATTTTGTCTTCCAGGACGAGGAGTTTCTTACATTTATCTGAAGAACTTTGTGCAACTTTGTTTTGATTTAGTACAGAGTGGTGCAAGTATTCAGATTAGTCAAGATTATTCGAGTATGGTAAACTTTGCACGATGTAAAGTACTTGGTGCGAATGTTCTCAGAGGTCCCAAGCAAATTCCTTGGGACGGTAAACTGCAATATGATTATCAACTCTGGATTGACAGTGATATTGTCTTTGATACTGAGAAGTTCTATCGTCTTGTTGCAATGGATAAGGACATTGCTGCTGGATGGTATTGCACTGAGGATGGTCACACCACGTCTGTTGCACATTGGTTAGAGGAAGAAGATTTCCGTAAGTCTGGTGGTGTAATGAATCACGAGACATTGGAGACCATTCAGAAACGTCGTAAACCATTTACAGTTGATTATACTGGATTTGGATGGGTATTGATTAAGAAAGGAGTCTTTGAGAGTCTTGAATATCCTTGGTTTGCACCGAAGATGCAGGTATTTGAATCTGGAGAGGTTCAAGATATGTGTGGAGAGGATGTAAGTTTCTGTTTGGATGCAAAAGAGAAAGGATATGAGATTTGGTGCGATCCTTTGATTCGTGTTGGACACGAAAAAACAAGGATTATCTGATAAGTGTCTGGAAGGTCTTTCTTGACCTTCTTTAAGACGTTATGATAGAATGCTTCTGTGAGGGTTTGACGAGTCTTGTAGGAGCATTTTTAATGGCCTGAGAGACTTTATAAAAACCCCCTTGTAAAAACCGTTAGATGGAGAATTGAAAATGGCACAAAAGAGTCGGAAAGATATGAAGATTGAGAGTATTCCTAAGAATACTCGACAAGGTGATGGTAGGAATACTAAATATGCTGCTACGAGTCGCAATGTAGCACGTAAAAAGTATAGAGGGCAAGGACGGTAAATAATGGCTTATCTAAATCACAGTCTTCCAGATTGGTCCTGTTATATTCGTAATGAATTTCTTTTTAATCATAAAAAGGGTCACGGTGAAGTAACTAAATGTGATGTACATTGTGTTGCCAGTATTGAAAAAAGAGTTCCTTTATTTGAGGCATTCCTTGAAAATGGCGTGAATTGGACTCGTAGACCTCTTCACGCCTTTTGTTGGAAATCAGATGCAGAAATAGAACCTCTAGAAGATATTATGTACTGGGACTGCTTTTCTCCGTATGTTGATGTTCAAAAACGTGCTCGTCTCGCTGGATTACAAGCAGAATTAATTCGTCCTGATGGAAGAAAGGTGATTGGAAGTTATATGTTTACTCTTGATTGGTCATGGGAAAATAAAGGAGTCACTGATCTTAATTTTTCAGAGACTCCTGAACATAAATGTGCTCATTTATTCAAGGTAGAAACTGGAAATTACTATGCATATCCAAATAATCGTATTATTTGGTATGATAATGCCTGGACATTTAATAGAATCGACAAAAATCCAGGGTATGAAATTGACTTAACTGTGTATTCGGTTGAAAATAAAAGAAAAATTGAAACATCCGATCATTATATGTACGAAATTAAAAATTTAAATTAAAATAAATAAATTTTTACTAAAGATATTGAATTGAAACAGTTTTCGATGGGCAATCACCTTCTTTTGGAGGTTTATAACGTAGAACACAACCTTTTAAATGATGGCATTGCTCTTCAGGAGGTAATGGAACGTGGCATTCAACGTGCTGGAATGACGATTTTAAATATTTTTCAGCATTGTTTCTATCCTCAAGGAGTTACAATCGTAATTGCACTCTCAGAAAGTCATGTTTCTTGTCATACGTGGCCCGAGAAAGGTTGTATTGCGATAGATGTTTACACTTGTGGTGAAGGAAAACCAAAATTAGTAGCATTAGAACTCTTAAAATATTTTAATTCGGAAAATTATAAACTTCGTCAGTTAGATCGTTAAATAGTTTAAGGAGATAGAAACCTCCTTAAAAGTTCTGTTTTTAACTTTAAAAACAGAGGATCTAAAATGTCATTTTACCAAGTTGATCGAGACAAAAATTATATGAGGGAAATGTGGGGGACCACAAAACTCATTACAGATATCGATCCAGAAAAACCAAAAAGAGTTATTCAAGAAATTATGCACGATTATGCACCAAAGCACAATCTAAAGAAACAAACTGAATTGCATGAACGAATTAGGAATGATAGTGATTATGATGATTGGGATTATGGGACTGAACCATCCTATGGAAAAATGATTTAAAAAGTATTATAGATATATTAAATATACTCATTGTTTAAATGCTTAGTATTTCTAGAAGTTTTAGGGACATTAGTTTGTCTTTTTCTAGACATCCAGTGACGAATGATGTTCTTGTATTAAAAAATGAGGATGCGATTAAAAAATCTGTTATTAACTTAATCAGAACTCGTATTGGTGAGAGGTTCTTCAATAATTTATTGGGAACCTCTGTTGATAATTCTTTATTTGAACTTAATGGACCAGAAGTTTCGACAATACTTGATGAAGAAATTAAAACAGTATTAAGTAACTTTGAACCAAGAATTGTAGTTAGAGAAGTAATGGTTGAATCGATTGAAGATTCAAATGAATTGAATGTAAAAATTTCTTACGATATTGTTGGACTTCCATTTCCTCTTCAAAATATAGAGTTTCTTTTACAACCAACTAGAATATAATGTCCTTCAATAATTTCACCAATCTAGATTTTAATGATTTACGATCTCAGATAAAAGACTATCTGAGATCGAATAGTAATTTCACGGATTTTGATTTTGAAGGATCTAATTTTTCAAGTTTAATTGATGTATTAGCATACAACTCTTATATTACTGCCTTCAATACGAATATGGCAGTCAATGAATCCTTTATTGATAGTGCAACTCTTCGAGAAAATGTAGTCTCCCTTGCACGTAATATTGGGTATGTTCCTAGGTCCAAAAGTGCATCAAAAGCAAAGGTTAGTTTTACAGTCAATACAACAGGTTTAAATTCAAAAACAGTCACTCTAAAGGCAGGAATCGTTGCTTTAGGTGCTGTTGAGAATGGTAATTATATATTTTCAATTCCAGAAGACATCACAGTAGTTGTTGATAATAATGGATTTGCAAATTTTACAGGCATTGATGTTTATGAAGGTTCATATTTAACAAAAACATATACAGTAGATAAATCACAATTAAATCAAAGATTTACAATTCCAAATACTGGTGTAGATTCTTCTACGATTCGAGTAAAAGTTAGTGGTGTTATCACAGAAAAATATGAATCATATTCAAATATCTTTAAAGTAAATAAAAATTCAAAACTTTTTCTAATACAAGAAATAGATGATGAGAAATATGAGATTTTATTTGGTGATGATATTATAGGGAAAAAACCAATTAGTGGAAGTACTATTTTCATTAGTTATATTATTACAAATGGAAAGGAAGCAAATGGTGCAGCAAACTTTACCTTTTCTGGAATTTTAACTGATAACAATAGCACTTCAATTACAAATAATATTTCTTTATTAACTACAATTCAACCATCCGAAAATGGAGATGATATTGAATCAATTGATTCGATTAAGTATCTTGGTCCTAGAGTATATGCTTCACAATACCGTGCAGTGACTGCAAATGACTATAAAGGATTAATTCCATATCTGTTTCCAAATGTGGATACTGTAACGGCATATGGTGGGGATGAGTTGGATCCACCAGAGTATGGTAAAGTTTATATTTCTATCAAACCAAGAAATGGTAAATATCTTTCACAACTTACAAAAGATAGTATCAAAAAAGATTTAAGACAATATTCAATTGCTGGAATTAAACCAGAAATTATTGATTTGAAGTATATGTATGTTGAGATAGACACGACAGTTTATTATGATAAAAGTACGACAATAGATCCAAATAATCTACAATTAAGAGTTACAAAATCTCTAGAGTCTTATAGCAAATCAACTGAGTTGAATAGTTTTGGTGGTAGATTCAAATACAGTAAAGTTTCTTCATTGATTGACAATACAAGTACATCTATTACTTCCAATATTACTAAAATCAAAATCAGAAGAGATTTACAACCAGAATATAATAAATTAGCAACGTATGAAATATGTTTTGGAAATCAATTTCATATTAAAAAATTAAATTCTGATGGTAGGGGATATAATATAAAATCAACTGGATTTACAGTAAAAGATACTAGTGGAACTTTGTATATGAGTGATGTTCCAAAAACTGATGAAATTGGGATTATATTTTTCTTCAAAATGGTTGATGGTCTTCCTGTGATTGTAAACAATAATGCTGGAACGGTAAATTATATGAGGGGTGAAATTAAATTAACTACAATTACATTCACATCATCTACAAGCACTGCTGGTATTGAAATAGAAGCAATACCAGAATCAAATGATGTCCTTGCGTTAAAGGATATATACTTGGAACTAGATACTACTAAACTTAATGTAAGTATGTTGGAGGATGTAATTACATCTGGTGAAAATACTTCAGCAACACAATATGCTGTCACATCAAGTTACGTAAACGGAAATTATACAAGATAAGATGTCTGAAATCAAAAGAGTAAAAATTCAATCTATTGTTGAATCACAAATTCCAGAATTTTTAAATGATGATTCACCACTTTTCAGGGAATTTTTAGAGCAGTATTATATTTCTCAAGAACATCAAACTGGTGTTGTAGACTTGTCAGTCAATTTACAACAATATAAGAGTATTGATAACTTCAATAATGAAACATTTTATACTCAAGCAGTTCCTTGCATCTTAGCAGAAGACGTAACTTCTTTTGATGATATCATTCCTGTCAATCATACAATTGGATTTCCCCGAAAATATGGTTTATTGAAAATTGATAATGAAATTATCACATATACTGGTATTACTACAAATAGTTTTACTGGATGTGTTCGTGGATTTAGTGGAATAGACCAACATTCAAATAATGAATCTTTTGTATTTTCAACCACTGATTCAGCATCTCACACCAAAGCAGGAACAGTAACGAATTTAAATTTATTATTCTTTAATGAAATATTTAAAAAATTTAAAACTCAATTTTTACCTGGATTTGAGGATAGGCAATTTGCAAAAGGATTAAATTTAAAAAATATTTTATCCAGAGCAAAAGATTTTTACATCTCAAAAGGAACTGATACATCCTATAAAATTTTATTCAGCATTCTTTTTGGTAAAGACATTCAAGTTATTAAACCACAAGATTATCTTTTAAGACCATCAGATAATAATTATTTGGTGACTAAAAATATTTTAGTCGAACAGATAGTTAGAGATGAAACATTTAGAGTTAATGATTCTGATTTAAGAAAACAATTAAAAGGAAAAACTATATTTGAAACTTTAAGTAATGGCAAAACTGCTAGTGCTGCTGTTTATAATGTAGAGTATAGACCAGTAGATGATAGAGATTTATATGAAATTTCTTTAGATTCCACTTCTTTTATATTTAATTTTGAACCTACAAAAAAAACAAATATTTCCGAACTTGTCTCTGGAGGTTCTACTTCTATTATAGTGGATTCCACAGTTGGATTTAAGGAAAGTGGTTCTTTGTTTATAAATCCATCAAATTTGGCAAATCCAATAACTCTAACTTATACGGATAAGACTTTAAACGAATTTCTTGGAGTTTCTGGTGTTATTACGAATTTAAATTTTGGCGAAGAACTGGTAGAGGAAAACTTTTTATACTCGTATCTAGATGATGGAACTAAAGTCGAATTTAGATTAATTAATGTTATTGATACTATTGATTATTCTGAAACATCTAGTTTGAGAATTGGAGACAAGATTCAACTTTCTTCATTTGGAAATGATTTGAATGATAGAAAAGAATTTAATTTTTGGAACTATAATATACCAACAACTCATAAAATAAAATCCATTGCTAATAATAGAATATATTTTTATGATAAATTAACTTTTATTGTTGGAGATAAATTTAATTTATTGAATCCAAATGATGAAAATGATAATCTTTTATCTGCAACAGTAAAAGATTATGGGTTTAATGATAATGGATACTATGTTGATATCGATGAAACATTAAATATATCATCAAAAACTGAAATCAAAAAAATAATTAAAAAGGCAAATAGTGCTTTAGATTATTTTCCGTCTATTGTTGATTTGCCAACAGGAGTTCAGAATACTTATGTTGATTATGATTTTAGTAATTTTTATGTTACTTCTTCTGGACTACCAAATGATAAGATTTATGCAACAGATAGAAAAACAAAAGTTACTGCAGGCGTAGGTAATACAAATATTTTAAATTGCCCCAATCATAAATTTTATACTGGGGAAAAAATTTATTATAGTCCGTCTTCCAATTCTGGAATTAAAACATCAATTTACTTTTTGACAAGTATTGATGATAATAATATTAAACTTTCTTATAGTAATACTGATTTATATACCAAAAATTATATTAGATTTTCAAATGTGGGGACTGGAGATTATTTTGTAAAATTAAATTATCAAAATAAAACATTAGAACATCAAAAATTATTTAAAAAGTTCAATTTAACTAAAAAAGAACAATTTTTTGACAATCCAGAAAAAAGAAAAACAATCAATAAAAAAATAGGTATTTTGGCGGATGGAGTTGAATTATTTTCAACTACTATTTTCCAAGATAATATTTACTATGGAAAATTAAACTCCGTATCTGTTAATGCAACAGGACAAGGATATGATGTAATTAATTTTTCTGGAATAACCGTTGAGGATAATTCTGGATCTGGTGCTATATTAAATGGATGTATAACAGGAAGTCTAAAAGAGGTAAAATTATTATCTCCAGGAATTGGTTATCAGTCAAAACCAAAAATTACTCTTACTGGTGGAAATGGTTCTGGTGCTGTATTAGAATCAAATTTAGTAAAAACAAGAATTACTTCAAATTTTAAAGCAACTAGTATATACAGCAATAGTATTAATTTTTCACAAAACCATAATTTTGACAATTCAGAAGAAGTTTTTTACAGTAAAAATTCAAATACTTCTATATCTCCTCTCATTGATGGTGCTTCATATTTTGTTGGTGTAACTAGCACAACACAAATTAAATTATATAATACAAAAAATGATTCTATATCTGGAATTAATACCATTTCAATTAGTGGTATTGGTTATTCTGGAGTTCATAGTTTCAAAACAGTAAATTCAAAAAATACAATAACAAAAATATATGTAAAAAATGGTGGATTTGGATATTCAAATAGATTTGTGTCAGTTCCATCATTATTATCGGCAGATAATCAATCAAATGGAATTAATACTTTTGATGATTATATTTTTGCAAAAAACCATAATTTCAAAAATGAAGATTTGGTTTTATATACAACATCAGATACTGTGGTATCTGGATTGTCAACTCAAATCAATTATCACGTAACAGTAGTTGATGAAAATAAATTTAAACTATCAATTGCTGGAGTTTCTACAAATATTTCTAGAGAAAATTATATTAATAAAAAATATGTAAGTTTTGCTTCTATTGGTGTTGGAACTCACAAATTTTCATATCCATCAATTGAGATTGGTGTTGAATCAATTAGTGGAATTGCTACCACAATTGTAGAACCATCCTTAGATCCGATTGTTCTTGGTTCTTTTGATAATATTTTTATAGAAAATACTGGAAGCAATTATGGAACACCAGATATTCTAAACTTCCATAGAAAACCATTTGTTTCTGTAAGAAAACAAACATCAGAAGCAATATTAAAACCAGTCGTTTCTAATGGTTTGATTGTTGATGTCCAAATATTAAATGCAGGAAATGGATATGCAAATGACATTGACATTGTTGTTACTAGTGAAAGTGGAAAATATGCTGAATTATATCCAACTGTGGTAAATGGAAAAATAACTCAAGTTTTAGTTATCAATTCTGGAATAAACTATGATGAAACAAATACATCAATAACCATAAAGAAAAGAGGTTCTGGTGCTAGATTTGAAGGTAATATTTTCGAATGGCAAATAAATCAAATTGAAAAAAATAAGTCAATCATTAACTCTGAAGATGAAGGTGTTATTATACCAAGTGATGTTGACAAATTCGGATTACAATTTATAAATTATTATCCTTCCAAAAAATTAAGAAAAAATTTAAATAATTTTATCGATATAGAAGGAAATGAAAATCCACCAGCAGCAACAACAAATCCATATCAAATTTTAGGATGGGCTTACGACGGAAATCCTATTTTTGGTCCTTATGGTAAAGTAAATGGGCAAATCAAAAGATTAAAATCAAGCTATAATAAAATTAGTGAGTCGGAAAAAAATCAATTAATTGATTTAAATGTAAGACCAAATTTTGATGCTGGATTTTTTATTGATGATTTTTATTTTGATAGATCAGTATCTGAGGGAGATTTGGACGAGTGTAATGGAATGTTTATAAACACTCTTGATTTTCCAAATATTAATTATGGATATTTCCTCAGTCTTGATGATGATGGAAATCCACAATATCCATATTTAATTGGTTCAAAGTTTAAAGATTTACCAATAGAAGAAAATTTTGAACCATCTTTCAACCAGGAATTGGATTTTAATAATTTGGATATAGTGAGAAATACTGGTCCATATTATTTGAATTCTACATATGCATCCTATGGTTTAATTAATAAAATAGAATCAAAATACAAACAAGAATTTGTAGTAAAACAAATACGGTCTTCTGGTATAAATTCTGTTTCAATTTATGATCCAGGTCAAGATTATAAATCAGGTGATAATATTGTTTTTGATAATTCAACTTCTGGTGGAACTGGATTATCTGCTGTAATTTCAAGAATTGAAGGAAAAGAAGTTTCGAATATTCAAATTGGAGTATCTACTTTTTCTGGTGTAACTTTTATCACAAAGGGAACAAGAATAAAAGGAATTACAGAAACACCCCACAATTTGATTACAAATGATGAAATTTTAGTCACTTCCATTTCTTCTAGTCCGTATAATTATATTCAAGGATTTAAAAAAGTATTAATAAATCAAAAAAGTGTTAGTTTAATAAATGATATTCCAAACCAATCAACTACTGGTGTAACAACTTATATTACTGTAAATGATATTTCTGGATTTGAAGTCGATAACTTAATTGGAATTGATACAGAAACTTTAAGAGTTATTGATATTTCATCTTCGGAATCAAAATTATTTGTAAATCGATATGAAAATTATACTGGAATTCATACTGCAGGAATTGCATCCGTAGTATTACTTCCAAATACATTTACATTCGATGCTCCCCAATATAATGATACTATCATAGAAAATAAAACCACTTATTTCAATCCCAGCAATACAATAGGGATAGGAACAATTGGAACAAATTATTATAAATTGGTTGGTGTTAAAACTGATTTTGGAACATTTAATGCTGGAATAACCAGTTATATTGGAATTAATACTACTGCATTGGAAATTGGTGATTATGTTTCGGGAACTAATGTTTCTGCTGGGACAACTGTTATAAGTGTTGGAATTGGAAGTATTCAAATTTCACCAAGTCATACTCTTGGTGGAGGAATTTCCACTTCTTTAATTACCTTTAAAAGATCAGTATATGATAAATTTGTTCCATCTCGTTCAATTTATATACCAAATCACAAATATTACACAGGCCAATCTTTAACTTATAATGTTGGGTTGGGCGGAAATGGTATTGTAGTATCAAATACTGGCACAGGTTCTACATTTAGATTAAATCAAAATCAAACAGTCTATGCAGTCAATTTGGGAAATGACTATGTTGGATTATCTACCTTAGGTTTTACAACAACTACAGGAATTGGATCAACATCAAATTCATTGTATTTTAGTTCATCAACAAATATTGGATTAGCACATTCATTAGCAACACAATATTCAAAACTTACTGGAACTTTTGAAAATTATTCCGTAACTGTTTCTACAGCACAAACACATGGATTACAAACAGACGATAAAATAAAATTCAATGTATTTCCAAGTTTTTCAAATACAATAAAATTAAGATACGATACTGCACTCAGAAAAATCACAACAGATAAAATTGATTTTGATGCTTCTTCAGTTGGTGTAAATACACAAACAAATGAGATTACTATAACTGGCAATAAATTAAAAACTGGTGATAAAGTTGTTTATTATACTAATGGAAATACCTCCATTGGTGGATTGACTAATAATAATACTTATTACATCTTAAAAGAAAACCCAGACAAAATAAAATTATCAAATTATCTTTACGACACAGCAGTCGGAACTTGTATTAGTTTCACAAGTGTTGGTGTTTCCAATCATAGCATTGCTCTTATTAATCCACCAATCAGTCTCACTAAAGGTGATATATTGACTTTTGACTTAAGTGATGCTTCTGATATGGATTTGAGGTTATACAAAGATCCAAATTTTGCTAAAGAAATTGAAAACTTTAAATATATCAGCAATAACACAAGAGTATTAAATACTCAAACGACTGATGTTCCAAATGAACTATACTATAATTTAATACCATTAACAGATTCATTTACAGAATTATTCCAAATTTCTTACGACAAAGAAGTTGTTGCAAACAATAGAATTAAAATTGTTCCTAGTGCATTCAATAATGAATATCCAATTATAGGAATTGGAAGTACAGCATTCAAATTTAATTTAAACACAAAACCAGAAAATACATCATATACAACTTCAAGTGGAGTATCTACTATTTTTTATGATACAAATTCTACCAATACTTCTGGACCAATATCAAAAATAAAAGTTAATTTTGGTGGAAAAAGATACACAAAATTACCAAAAATATCTTCAATTGAAACTGTTTCTGGAAAAAATGCAATTCTCAAATCATCATCTTCTACCATAGGAAAAGTTGATTACTTAGAGAGAGTCAAAGATGGTTTTGACTACCCAACTGATAGCACATTAACACCATTTTTGAGCTCTCCAGCAATAGTTCAAATTAAAGATATTTCAAGGGTTGATTATGTTGGCATAATAACTGGAGGAAAAGGATACAATACTGCTCCATCACTCAAAGTTATTGGAAATGATAAGATAAAGTTATCTGCCGAATTACAAAGTGGAAGTATTGTTGGTGTAAAAGTTGTTGAAAACACTAATGATTTAATCACACCATTAAGAATTGTACCTATAAACAATTCTAATGGATATGAGATTGATGACATCGTAGCAGAAAATGATGGTTCTACAGTTACTTTAGAATTATTAAATGATACTCAATTATATCCATTAATTACAACTGGATATGGAAAAACAGAAACCGTATTCCCATTTGCTGTTGGAGATGAAATCTTTATAGAAAAATGCAGACAACAAGATAAAACAAAAGACAATTTCAACTCAAAAGATTATGGATATAAGTTTTTCACTGTAACTGGAATAAGTTTAGAAAATTTTACAGTAACCTTTAGTATGACTGGAGTGAAAGATACATTAAATTTAAATCAAAATAATCGTGAAGGTAATTATATCAATACTTATGGTTATGGTGTTGTAATCAATAAAAAGGATATGCCCGAATTTGAGATGATTCTTATTGATGATTTGAATTATATTTCTGGGGAAAAAGTTACTGGATTTGATAACTCTGGTAATTCAGTATTTTCTGCAATTGTTATGGAAAATGGTTGGGATAATGATATCAATCAATTGCGATTGGTTGATGCAAAAGGTGAATTGGAAGTTGGAAATAAACTAAGAGGTGAAAAATCATTATTGAATGGTACTGTTGAATTTGCCAATAAGTTCAACTTAAAATCAACACTTGGAGCAACAAGAGATAAAGTCAATGATGCTGGGAATGAAGTTGGTTTTTTAAATAACTATCAACAAAGAATTTCAGACAATTCTTATTATCAAAAGTTTTCATATTCAATTAAGAGTGAAGTATCTTATGATGTATGGAAAGAACCAGTTCGTTCTGTTATTCACCCAGCAGGGTTTAAAGAATTTTCTGATTTAGATATAATTAGTATTGTTCCATCAACTGCAACCAAAAATCTAAAAGTTGGAATTGCAAACTCCACGTTAGATTTAATTATAAATCTTGATGATGTATCGTCATTTTATAGTAGAAATAATCTATCATTAGTCACAGAAGATGAAGAAAGTTTATTTGAAGATGGTTCAATTGAGAGGGTAAATATTGGAGCAGAAGAAGCAAATGTTGCTGGTATTGGTATAACTGGACCCATTTTTGGTGTAGCACTCAAACCTTATACTTTAAGTAAAACAAATAAGGTTTTGGTAATGGACGACATAAGTAGTCAATTTGATGGTTCAAACGAGTACATTTCAATCGGAACAACAACTGCTACATTTGATAGTTTCTATCCATATTATATAAATCTCAATACTGACAATTTAAATGTTGGTGATTATGTGGGATTTTCTGCTCTACTTATCCCAGACAATACCGTTATTACTGAAATTGGTATTGGTAGTGTAAGATTGAATCTTCCACACAGATTAAATCACGGCATTGAAACATCTAGTGTAAAAATTAGAAGAAGACTTGCTGGAAGTTCTGTAGTTGGAAGTAAATCTTTCAGTTTAACTAGTAAGGGAACACCATTATTCTATCGTGAATTTGATAGTTCTAATAGCAATATTGTTAGTATTGATAATGATATCATAAATCTTCCAAATCATAATTTCCAAACGGGACAGAAAATACTATATTCTGGAGTAATTGGAAATATAAACCCAACAGGGGCAGCAACTACATCGGTTGATGATGCATTTGCTTATGGTATAAACAAAAAATTTGATGATACTATCTGGGCTTCATTTGATATGACTACATTTACATTCGACTCAAATTAAAACATAAATAAACAAAAAGGCAGTCTATTAAATAATGGCGAAACTAGGAATATTTACTGGAACCTCACCAAATGATACTACTGGAGATACCTTATCTCAAGGTGCTGTAAAGATTAATAGTAACTTTAATGAAATTTATAATGCAATTGGAGATGGGACAAATATAACAAATAGTCTTTCATCTATTACAGTTGCTGGACTTTCTACATTCACCAATGGACCAATGTTAGTTGGTTCTGGGATACAAACAGGAACCTCAAAACTTCAAATATCTGGAAATACTTTTATCACAGGTTCTGTTGGTGTAGGAACCACAAATCCATCATCAAAACTTCATATTGTTGGTGATGGTAGATTTACTGGTATAGTTACTGCTTCTAGTTTTAGTGGTAATGCTTCTTCTTCTGGTTATGCTACAACAGCAGGTATAGCAACTTACGCTACCAATGCTGGAACTTCAACATCAGTCATTGGTGGTATTGGTTCTATTACACAACTTCGAGTTACTGGAATTTCTACATTCGCAAATGGACCAGTTCTGATAGGTGGTGAAACTTCCACAGGAACATCAGGTCAAGTTTTTCAAGTCACTGGTATCAGTAGTGGTGTTTATATTGGTGGTTCAGTTGGTATTGGAACTACAAATCCAATATCAAAACTTCACGTTGTCGGTAATTTACAAGTTGACGGAACAATTACTGGTAGTTTTTCTGGTACTCTTGAAAATGCAACAACAGCAACTAATGTTATTGGTGGTATTGGTTCCATTACACAACTTCAAGTTGGTCCTGGCATTACAACAGTAGGATTTATTACTGCCACTAGTGCTTATGTTGGAGTTGCAACAGTAGGGATTATTACTGCCACCAATCTTCGAGTTTCTGGCATCACAACAGTAGGTTTTATTACTGCTACTAGTGCTTATATTGGAGTTGCAACAGTAGATTTTATTACTGCTACTAATTCTTATGTTTCTGGTGTTTCCACTTTTTCTGGTAATTCTTATTTTTCCAATTCAATAGGTATAGGAATTACAACTCCAACATCTTCGTTATCTGTAAATGGTTCAACGGTGATTGGAACAGAATTATTAAATATGACTGGTTTATCCAGTACATTCACAACTGTTGGAAGTAATACTTTTACAGTTCCTGCTGGTGTAACAAAGATTTCTGCTGTATTGATTGGTGGTGGTGGAGCAGGTGGTGCCTCTGGTGGTTCTTCTGGTGGAAATGGTGGAGGTGGAGGAGGACTGATATATGTTAACGATTATTCAGTAACTCCAGGACAAACTCTCAATATCACTGTTGGTGCTGGTGGTGTTGCAGTTTCCGAAGGTGCGGGAGGAAATGGTGGAGATAGTTCAATAACAGGGATTGCTACAGCATTTGGAGGAAAAGGTGGTGCATCTGATTATCAAGGATCAGTTGGTGCTGGTGGTTCTGGTTCTGGAGGTCAAGGTGGAGCAACTGGAGGTTCTGGTGGCAGAGCAACATTAAATAGTGGTGCTGGAGGTGGAGGTTCTGGTGGTTATAGTGGCAATGGAGGAACTGGTGGAAATGGAGCAGGTGGTAGTGGAGGTGCAGGATCTGGTGGTGGAGCAGGTGGTGGAGCAGGTGGTGGTGACTCTGGATCTGGTGGTGGTGGAGTTGGTGTATTAGGACAAGGAACTTCTGGATCACTATCAAATGGTGCTGGAAATGCTGGTTCTGGTGGATCAAATGGATTAACTGGAAATACAACTAATGGTGCTGGTGGTGGGATATATGGTGGTGGAGGTGGTGGTGGTGATGGTGGTGCTGGATCTGTTATTGGAGGAAATGGGGCACAAGGTATTGTAAGAATTATATGGTCTCCAAGTTCTAAGTTTTCTAGATTATTCCCAACAAATCAAGTTGGAAACAGTATAAATCAATAAAGGTATTAAAGAAAAATGGCAAACAACACAGGAACATTTTTTAACGTTAATGATAATGATGGCATACCTTTAGTTGGTGTTTCTACTGATGGTAAAGTGATGATCAATCACCTTTATGGAAACTGCTTGATTGGTTCAACATCAGCAACAGGAACAGCATCACAACCACTTCAAGTTACTGGTGGTGCTTATGTTTCTGGTTCTGTTGGTATAGGAACCACAAATCCAACCTCAAAACTATCAATCGTTGGTGATGGCAACTTTACTGGTGTCGTTACTTCTACTGGAGGTTTTGTAGGAAGTCTTACTGGAACAGCAACTACTGCCAATAACGTAAGTTCTACTATTGATATTAATACTTCTGGTATTATAACTGCTTCTAGTTTTACTGGAAATCTTACTGGTACAGCAACTACTGCTAATAACGTAAGTTCTACTATTAACATAAACACTAGTGGGATTATAACTTCTACTGGAGGTTTTGTAGGAAGTCTTACTGGTACAGCAACTACTGCCAATAACGTAAGTTCTGCTATTGATATTAATACTTCCGGTATTATAACTTCTACTGGAGGTTTTGTAGGAAATCTTACTGGTACAGCAACTACTGCTACACATCTTGAAGATGCTGAAAATATAACAACTGGCACAATAGCAAGAGAAAGATTAACTGGAACTTATGATATTAATATTACTGGGTCTGTAGTAAGTTCTGGTCAAGTGCTTGATAATTTGACCACTACTGGACTTTCCACATTTACCAATGGACCAGTATTAGTTGGTTCTGGAATACGAACAGGAACATCAAAACTTCAAGTATCTGGAGATACTTTTATCACAGGAAATATTGGCATTGGAACCACAAATCCAACTGCAAAAGTCCATATAGGTGCTGCAACAACTTCTGACCCAGGCGGTTCTCCATTAAAAATTGGAGCAGGAACTACCATTTTAGCAACACCAGAAGTAGGTGCGATTGAGTATGATGGTTCTTACTTATATCAGACTCCAAACTCTACCTCTGGTAGAGCATATGTTCCTCCTGTTTATTCATTTAGAAGAACTACTGATGGTTCAGCAATTGGTAACGCAATTGCTGATTTCTTTACAACACCAAGTTCATTAAGTTTAGAGGCATCATCGGTCTATAAAATTACTTGCTTCGCATACTTTACAAAAACTACAGCAGGTACTGCAACTTGGACTCATACGTTTTCTTCTGCTCCTACTATATTCACATCATCTCTCACATATTCGCCAGTTACTGGTATTGCAAATGGAACACAGACAAATGTACTTTCATACTCTGGAGGTCAGTCTACTGCTTCGATGGCTCATGCTGCTACTGCATCATTATCTACGGGAGTGAATCATTTTTCAAGATTTGAATTAATTGCTGTAACAAATGCTGCCACTAACTGGAGACTTCGTTTAACTCAAAGTGCTGGTACTGCTACTCCACTTGCTGGTAGTTTTTATACAATAGAAAAAGTAGGTCCATCAACTGGTACATTTGTCGCATAAGTCCTCAATAAATATAAGAATAAAAGAGTAGTTTTCGTAATAATGCGAACAGTTCCAGGGTCAGGTGCAAGTTTTAAACCAGAGTTTGATACTGAGTTTTATTCTGTATCAAAAATTTATGTAATCGATGGTGGGTCTGGATATTCTTCAACTGACCCACCAAAAATTACGATACAAAATACCCAAACACCAGTAGTAGAAGGAGTTTTTTATCCTGTAATTTCTAGTGGTTCTATTCAAAGTGTAAAGGTAATCAGTGGCGGATCTGGGTATTATCCAATAACAGCAGAAAATCAAACAAGAATTGGAATTGGCACAACATCTTTAGTCGAATCACAATTTGTGACTAAAGAATATGGTGCTGGAATTATAATGGGAGTGAGTGGTGGTATTGGAAGTGCAATATTTGAGAATGGATATAATGTAGCAATCAGTACTACAATTACTGGCATATCGACTTTGATACCTTATGCATCAAGTCGAATTTATGGATTTGGAAATCCAATTCCATCTACTACATCTGGAATTGGAACTGGTGCAACATTTGAAGTTTGGATTACTTATGACGGTTCAGTAACTGGAAATCCAATTTCAACATCCATTATTCTCAAAGATGGTGGAAGAGGATATGGAATAGGAAATACAGTTTCAATTGCTGGAACTTATCTCGGAGGAGCAAATCCAACTCACACATTATCATTTAAAGTATCTAAAGTTTCAAGTACAGCAATAGTATCAGCAGCAAATTCAACATATACTGGTGTTGCTGGCACTACAACAGTTGGGGTTGGATCTGGTGCAAAATTTAACATATCAAGAGATTCTTCGGGAAAAATTAGTTCCGTTCAAGTTGCAAATGGAGGAAGATCTTATGCTATTGGAAATCAAACAGATGGGTCTTTGACGGACATTATTAGCATTGCTGGAACATCTATTGGTGGATCTACACCAGCAGATGATTTATATCTTTCTCCAACACTTTTGGGAACAGATCTTTTGCCACAAGTTTTATATATTGATAAATTAAATGATAATCAATTTAAAGTATCTGGGTTATCAACTTCTTCTAATTTAAATATTGATAATTATGGAATTGGAACTCATTCATTCACTTATCCTGAACCAAATTCAAGTGCGTTAATTACCATTGACAATATCATCCAATCACCACTATACAGAAGAGGCACTACCTTATATCCAGCAGCATCAATTGGAATTGGGAATACAATATATTTGAGATCTGGCATTTCATCATTATCATCTTTGGATGTTTTAATGGTGGATTTGGAATTGATGAAAGTGAGATCGGTTGGTATTGGTTCAACCAATAGTGTTATAGTGAATCGTGGATATTATGGAACAACAGCAGCAGGTCATACTGTTGGGGCAGCAGTTACTGTGATGAGAGGTGATTTTAATATAGTCAAGGATACAATTTATTTTACTGATCCTCCATACGGAAAAATAGGTCAAGAAAGCATACAAGTAAACTCATCATTTCAAGGAAGATTTTTCTCAAGAAGATTTGAACCAGGAAATACATCAGATAAAAATTTAATTATCGATGACATTTCTAAAGATTTTACTGGAAAGGCAGAAACAGTAGGAATTAGAACAGGAACTCTTAGTTCTTCAAGTAAAAATACAATAAGTGGAATTATTACATCTTCTTTAAGTTTAGGTGATGTTCTAAATTTAGAATATACAGAAAATGAATATATTGTAAGAAATACAGTTATTCAATCTATAGGTGTTGGGTCAATTACTATTGCTCCAAATCATAATGTAAATACTGGAATTGCCACAACAACATTCAATATTACAAGATTAAATTATGTGTTGAAATCAAATGGGGAAAATATATCTGGATTATATTCTGATACTAATAGCAGTTCAAATATAAACAATAATCCATTTATTCTATTGAATAATGTTTCTCAGATATCAGATAGTGATTTTATTATCGATACAGAAGGAAATAACACTATTAAGTTTATAAGTGGTGTTCCAAATGCTGGAAAAATTGTTAGAGTTGCGATTACGACTGGATATGGTTACCAGCCCCTCGTAGGTGCCTCTGCAACAGTTTCTGTATCTGCTGCTGGCACAATATCAAATATTTACTTAACTGGTGCTGGAGGTGGTTATAGAATTGCTCCAGTAATTAGTGTTGCTTCTACAATTGGTAATGGTGCTACAATTACTGCTTCAATTGGTTCTGGTGGAACAATAACTTCACTAACTATAGTAAATGCAGGAACTGGATATACAACTACAGCAAAACCATCAATCAACATACCAATTCCTCCAAATTATAGCAATCTTGGTGTTGCTTATACTGGTGGTTCTAGTGGTGTCGGTGAAGGAGCAAAGGTTTCTGTGATCGTAAGTAATGGTTCTAGTATTACTGGATTTAATATAGATGATCCTGGATATGGTTACAAAGTTGGGGAAGTATTAACAGTTGTTGGTATTACCACAAACCCATCGGTTGGAGTGGGATTTAGTGAATTTAGAATGACAGTATTGGAAACATTCACAGATAAATTTGGTGGGTTTTATCCAGGACAATTTGTTAGAATCAACAGTCTTGCGCCATTTTTTACTGGAAAAAAACGCAAATTCTTATTAACTGTCACAACTCTTGGCATAACAGATACATTTTCAGTAAGAGCAATTCCAGGTTCAGATCTAAACACAAGCAATAACTTTTTTGTTTTTATAAATGACATTTTACAAAAACCAGATGAATCTTATAAAATAATTGGTTCACAAATAATTTTCAATGAAGCACCAAAGGCAAATTCAAAATGTTTGATTTTATATTATAGAGGATCAGATTTGGATGTAGAACAGGTAGATCCACCAAAAACAATAAAAGAAGGTGATTCCATTCAAATTGGAGAAAACATATTAGATCCATATGACAGAGAACAATTTGAACGTGTGGTGAAGAAAATTGTTTCTTTTGACACAGTTGATACATTTCCTTATGATAGTCTTGGTATTAACACTAATCCCAAAAAAGCAAGACCTCTCAATTGGACTAAACAAACAAGAGATAGAATTATTAATGGTGTTTTATATTCAAAAGGAAGACCAGATTTAAAATCGAGAAATACACCAACAACAAGAATTATTAAATCGATTGAGAAAAATGATACTACAATATATGTAAATAATGCTTTTCCATTATTTGTGGAAGATATTGGAAGAGGATTAACAGAAGAATTAAGAGACATTATTGTTCTTGATAATAAGACAGTCGATCCAGCATCTGGAACTGCTGTTGTTTCTGCCGCATCGACTATTTCAAATATTACAATTACAAATTCTGGTTCGGGATATCAAATTGCAAATCCAACAGTTGCAATTTCTTCGGCATTCATAACAAGAAAAGATCCAATTTATAATTGGAAAGGAACTTCTGGAATAACTACAAATTACGAAATAAAATCAATTACTTATGGAAATATTTTTGTTGGTGTTGGAACAAGTAGTCTTTTAGTTAAGAGTGTAGATGGAATATCTTGGTCCAATAGTAGTATTGGGTATGGAAACACAATTTCATTCAATTCTGTCGCATTTGCCGGAACAAATACTTATGTTGCCGTAGGACAAACTGGGAAAATCATAACAGCAACAACAACAGGAATTGGAACTGGAGTATCTTCTTGGATTGAATGTAAGTTATTTAACAGTACTATTAATTTTGTTGGTGTTCCAGATATTCAAGATAGTACATATAATGGTGAATTCAAAGACATTTCTTATTCTTCATCTAAAAATACTTTTGTTGTTGTTGGTAAAATTTCCAATTACAATCAAAAATCTCCAATTTTCACTGCTGTTGGGATTGGGACTACTCAATTCTTCGAACAAAACAAAACAAATATAAAAAATCTAAATTCAATTGCAAATAATAATAGTACTTTTGTTGCAGTTGGTGATGATGGAACAATTTATTATTCCTCCAATTTGGAAGTTTGGTCCATTATTGGAGATTCATCAAAACCAACTACGCAAAATTTAAATAAAGTCATATGGGATGGAACAAAATTTATTGCAGTAGGAAATAATGGGTCAGTAATAACTTCATTAAGTGGTAATGCCTGGTCTTCGCAAACTAATATAAATATTACAAATAATTTAACAAATATAAACTATTATGATGGTGTTTATGTTGTGTTAGATGATAATGGGAATTTGTATTATTCATTAGACCTTTCAACTTGGGAAAAAAGATCAACAAACCAATCAAATGCAATTAGAGATTTAATTTTTGTTCCATCATTAAGTTATGAGGGAAGATATGTTGTAGTTGGATCTGGCACAACGATTATGTATGCAGAACCAATGTATAATAGAGCAACAGCAACGTCTTCGTCCACAAACGGTATTGTGACTTCGGTGTCAATCACAAATGGCGGATTTGGTTACTCCCAAACAAACGTTCCTCCTGTTATTTTTGATACTACAAAATCAAATAGAGAAAAGGTATATTCAATAAAAGCAAAAGGTGATTTTGGAACAATAACTGGCATCAATACTATAGGAATTGGTTTATCCTCTTTGGAATTTAAATTACAATCAGAAACTTATGATAATACCAATCTTGGTATTGGATATTCATCACTTGATAAGTTTGGTGTATCATATAGTCAATTGGAAACTGGAGATTATTTTGTAATTTTTGACAGCAATGTGACTTCTGGATATGCTTTAACCGGAATAACAACCACTACTGGAATTAGAGTTGGAACAGCAACTTCATTCATTGATGGTCTGTATAGAGTAGAAAATATTATTTCAAATCCATCATCTGGAATAGTGACCGTGAGATGTGATTTTGTTTCTGTTCCCAATGGTGTAGATAAAGCAATAAATCTTGGAATTAATACGACTGGATTTTATGGAAGATATACTTGGAGTAAAATATATGATTATCAAAATAGAGCAAGAGAAAATCCAAAAGACTTTGTTGTAAATACGAATGATGGACTGACTGGATTATCTACAGCAGCAGAAGTTTATAGAACTCGTGGTTTGATTTAGTAATAAATAGAAAAAAAGTATACGATTAAAATGTCTGCAATTATATCAGATCAATTTAGGATAATGAATGCTGAGACTTTCACAAAAAGTCTTATTGGTGTTGGAGATACGGCAAATACTTATTATACTTTTATAGGACAACCAAATGCTTTGAATTCTCAAGCAAATGGATCAGCATCTTGGGGGGAGGGATTACCTCCATTGGATGGGTTTAAAGAAGAATGCGAAATAAAAGAGACTATTATTTCTATGAAAAAAGTCACTAGAAGTGACGTGAGAAGAATGGTAAGAAAAAAAACTTGGGAAAGTAATTTTACCTATGAAATGTATAGACATGACTATACAGTTTATAATTTATCCCCAATTACAAACTCTACATCATTATATGATGCAAATTATTATGTAATTAACGATGATTTGAGAGTTTATATTTGCCTACAAAATGGTACAGATCCAGAAAATCCAAAAGGAAAACCGTCAGTAGATAAACCAGATTTTGTAGATTTGGAACCAAGACCTGCGGGAACAAGTGGTGACGGATATATTTGGAAATATCTGTATACGATCAAACCATCTGAAATTGTAAAATTTGATTCCATTGAATTTATTCCAGTTCCAGAAGACTGGGGAACAGTCGGTGAAAGTATTTCAATCAAAAATAATGCCATCAATGGGAAAGTACAAATTTTAACTATAAAAACTAGAGGTTCTGGATATGCTCCAATTTCAAAAACATTTGTAAATATTCCAATTCTTGGTGATGGCACTGGAGGAAAAGCAACTGTTATAGTTGATTCTTTTGGGAAAGTTTCAGATGCTTATGTTACTGATGGTGGAATTGGATATACCAAAGGAATTATTCAATTTGAACCAGGGGCACCAGGAATTCCAGATGAATTAGTAAATACTGGAACAATTGCTAGTTTTGATGTAATTATTCCCCCCAAAGGAGGTCATGGTTATGATATCTACAGAGAACTTGGTGCTTATAGAGTTTTAGTTTATTCTCGTTATAATACCGATGAAACAAATCCTGATACTATTATTGGAAATGATTTTGCTAGAATCGGAATTATCAAAAATCCAACAAAAATAACGAGTGATGTTGAACCATTAGATGCAGCAGAAGTAAGTGCTCTGAAAGCATTAAAATTAACTGGTGTTGCTACCACATTAACAACTTATGCAGTTGATTCTACAATCACTCAAACAGTTAGTAGTGGCACTGTTGCAATTGGTTTTGTTGCTTCGTGGAACAATATAACAGGTGTCTTGAAATATTATCAACCAGTTGGACTAGCAACAGTTGGGGTTGGATATAAAATTAATGATTTTAGTTCTACTGGTTCATCTTTGGTAATAAATGGTGCTGCTTCTGGAACACCACTAAGTATTGATACTTCTTTTACTGGCATTAGTACCGTAATAAATAATAGGACATATCAACTGGGAAGCAACTTTGTTGCTGGTATTGCGTCTGCAGAATACAATAAAAAGTCTGGTGAAATCATTTATATTGACAACAGACCACCAATACCAAGATCAGCAAGTCAAAAAGAAGATATCAAAATCGTTTTGGAGTTCTAAAGAAAAATGCCACAGAATACTAACCTAAACGTATCTCCATATTTTGATGATTTTGATGCGACAAAAGGGTATCAAAGAGTTTTATTTAAACCAGGAACCCCAATTCAAGCAAGGGAATTAACAACTCTTCAATCAATTTTACAAAATCAAGTTGAAAAGTTTGGGAAACATTTCTTCAAAGAAGGTTCTATGGTTATTCCGGGTCAAATTGGTTATGACTCGGAATATAGTTGCGTACAAATTGATGACGCACATTTGGGAATTCCAGTATCATCATACATTGATAAGTTTATAGGTAAAAGTATAAAAGGGGAAACAAGTGGTGTTACTGCGGTAGTAGAAAATTATATTACAAATACAGTATCAGAAAAAAATAACTACACACTATATGTAAAGTATAAGAGTTCTAGTGATACAAATTTTACAAATAAAACTTTTGTTGATGGTGAAAATTTAATTTCATTGGAAAATGTGGATTACACATTATCTTCAATTAGAGCAAATACATCTTTTGCGACTTCGATTATTTCTGGTTCTATTGGTAAAGGGTCTGCAGCAAAAATTGAAGAAGGTGTGTATTTTGTTCGTGGATTCTTCATTACTGTTCCAAAACAAGTAGTAATTTTAGACCAATACACAAATACTCCAACATATCGTGTTGGTCTTTTGATTGACGAAGAGATTGCAGTAGCATCAAATAATTATAATGATTTGTTTGATAATGCTCAAGGATTTTCAAATTATGCTGCTCCAGGTGCTGATAGATTAAAAATTTCTACAACTTTAATCAAAAAAGAAATTGATGATTTTAACGATCAGGATTTCGTAGAATTGTTACGAGTAGAAAATGGTGGATTAACAAAGTTTGTAGATAGAACTGATTATAATTTAATTAGAGATGAATTAGCAAGAAGAACTTATGACGAATCTGGTGATTATTATGTAAGACCCTTTGATATTAATGTAAAGGAATCGTTAAATGACAGAATTGGAAATAATGGAGTTTATTATTCAAGCCAAAAAACTAAGCAAGGAAATAATCCATCAAAAGACCTTGCTTGCATTTCAATAAGTCCAGGAAAAGCATACGTCCGTGGATATGAAATTGAAACGATTAGTAATACTATTGTAGATATAGAAAAACCAAGAACAACAGAACGAGCAGAGAATGCATCAATTCCATTTAATGTTGGAAGACAGATTCTATTAAATAATGTCTTTGGTTCTATTGCAGTTGGATTAACAACACAAGTAAGTCTTTATGATACCAGAACAGCAACACCAGGATCTTTATCTGGAACAAAGATTGGAGTTGCTAGACTTTATGATTTAAAATTAAAAAATGCAGCATATTCAAATGCTTCAACTCAATTTGAAAGTTCTCTTTATGATATTCAAACATATACAGTATTGACAATTAACACTGCATTGACACAAACTGCTCCAGCATATATTGAAGGAAAAAATAGTGGTGCTAAAGGATATTTGGTTAGCAATGCATCATCTACCACTTTAACATTATATCAAGTTTCTGGGTCATTTATAGCAAATGAGCAAATTAAAATTAATGGTTTAGACATTTCTCGCACAATCACATCAGTAAAAGATTATTCTTTATCTGATGTTCATCAAATATACTCTCCTGGATTTACTGCTGACCCAATTTTATCAAAAAATTTATCAGTTGCAGAACCAGGAACTCAATTTACTATTACTGGTAATAGTGGTGGAATTTCTACAGTAACAACTTCAAATCAAAACTTTTATGTTGGAGTTAATGTAGGTGATATTGTATCATACACAAAACAAGGGGAAAGTGTACCTACTTACAATAGAGTTTCTGCTGTTAGTGGATCCTCAAGATCTTTAACTATTGTAGCAACGACTTCTGTTTCCGGTGTTTGTTCTGGTGCTCTTCCAGGTTCAACTATTACTGTAAATGACTTCAAAGTATCATCTTTGGACGTTTTAAATACACAAAATGCCTTTTTATACGCACGTTTAAATAATTCAAAAGTTTCAAATTTAGATTTAACTGGTTCTGATGTAGTATTCAAAAAATCTTACACTATTACTGCTGGTGAATTTAGTGATGGTGCCTGGAGTGCGACATTAGAAACAGACACTTCTTTAACGTTTGAACCATTTGATGAGGAAGATTATAATTTAACTTTTGCCGATGGAACTGTAGCAGTATTAGATAACCAAAAATTAGTTCCAAGTGGAAGAACCATATCTATTCAAAATATTACTGTAAATTCAGGTGCAGCAATATTAACTGCTACTCTCAAAAAAGTAAACACAAAAACTCGCAAAAAGATATACAATAGATGCTCTAGTCTAACAATCAACAAAACTTCTTCTGGTGTTTCCACATCCACAAGTGGTTTAACTATCAGCACTGTTTATGGATTAAGAGTTGAAGATGATGAGATTTCATTAAATGTTCCAGATGTAGAATCAGTTATTGGAATTTTTGAATCATCTTCATCTTCAACTCCAACATTACCATCAATTACATTAATTGGATTAAATTCAAATATTTTAAATTCAATTAAAGGTGAAAGAATAATTGGTAAAGACACTGGAGCAGTTGCAAGTTTAGCATCAAATGATGGAACAAATGAAGTAAAATTTGTTTATTTGAATGAAAATATTTTTTCTGTTGGTGAAAAAGTTACATTTGAGGAATCTCAAATTTCTGGAACTGTTGACTCAATTCAAGTTGGTGATAAAAATATTAGAACTAACTTTATTTTGGATGAAGGACAAAGATCAGAATACCTTGATTTTTCTAGAATTATCAGAAAACCGCAAATTGCTGCACCAACCAAGCAGATAACAATTATTTACAATAATTATACAATAGATTCATCTGATGTTGGTGATTTTGTTGGAGTAAATTCTTACGATAAAGATAGATATGGAGATGACATATCATCAGTTGACGGAATATCTTTAAGTGATGTTATTGATTTAAGACCAAGAGTTGCTCCTTATTCTGGCACAAAATCACCATTTGAGTACGAATCTAGAATATTTACTGGAGAAAATTCATCTAGAAATATTTTTGCACAACAAAAAGCATTAAATCTATCTTATGAGTATTATCTACCAAGAATTGATAGATTATTTTTAACAAAAGAAGGATCATTTATCGTAAATAAAGGTGTACCATCACTTCAACCAAAACTTCCAAATAGTTTAGATTCTTGTCTGGAAATAGCAACAATTCGTTTACCTGCTTATTTGAATAGGGCAGAAAATGCATCAACATCTTTGGTACAACACAAACGATATACAATGAAAGATATTTCCAGATTGGAAAATAGACTTTCAAATGTTGAATATTATACATCATTGTCTTTATTGGAAACAGATACTCAAAATTTAACAATAAGAGATGCTACAACAAAATTAGATAGATTTAAATGTGGTTTCTTTGTTGATAATTTTAGATCTTATAATGGAGGAGAAATAAGAAATCGTGATTATAAAGCAAGTGTCGATGATGCAAATGGATTATTAAGACCAACCCATTACACAACTTCTATAGATTTGCTTTTAGGATCTGAAGCAGTTATTGGAATTGGCCAGACATCAAATCCAGATGCTGATTTACGTTTTGTTAGTGATTTAGGTTCTCCAAATATAAAAAGAGTTGGAGATATTGTATGTTTGAATTATTCTGAGGTTGAATATGTAAAAAATCAGTTTGCCACAAGAAGTGAAAATGTAAATCCATTTAATGTGATAAACTGGATTGGATCAATTCAATTAAATCCATCAAGTGATACTTGGATTGAAACAAGAAAAACAGAAAGAACTTATGACATTGAAGGCAGTTATGATGCGTCAATGGCACTTGCCAATGCCGATAGTAATACTGGTCTTTCTCCAATTGATTGGAACTCTTGGGAAACCACTTGGACTGGTTCAAATGTTTCTAGTTCATCTTCTGGTCCAGTATTTACTGGAAGTTCTACTGAATCATTTACCATCGATCCTGGTGGTGGAAGAAGATTGGTAACTGATGTTACAGTAACACAAAATAATTTTCAAACTACAACAAATACTACAGTAACTACAACAACAAATCAATCTAGACAAGGAATTCAATTAGGTGTTACTGAAAGATTTGATTCCACAAATCTTGGAGATAAAATTATTTCTAGAGAAATCATAACAACGATGAGATCTAGGAACATTGAAATTATTTCCAAAAGATTAAAACCATCATCAAGAGTTTATGCATTTTTTGATAATGTTGATATGACTTCATATGTTGTACCAAAATTGATTGAAGTTTCAATGTCTAGTGGAACTTTTGTTAGTGGAGAAACAATAGTTGGAAGTTTGGGTTCAAAAACTATTAGATTTAGACTTGCAACACAAAATCACAAATATGGTCCATATAATTCACCAACAGAAACATTTTTATTAAATCCATATTTACTAGAAAATTCTTTATCTAGTTCATACTCATCAACAACTACGATATTAAATGTTGATACTGCAAGTTTAGAAATGCAGGCATCATCTGGTTTTTATGGTAGTATTGCAAAAAGTATGCAATTGGTTGGACAAACTAGTGGAGCAATTGCAAAAATCTCTGATGTTAGATTGATAGCAGATGAATCTGGAGTTTTCATTGGTTCGTTGTTTATTCCCGACCCAACAATTCCATCAACTCCATCATTTAGAACTGGAACAAAGACTTTTGTTTTAACCTCAAGTTCAACAAATTCTACAGTAGTTACTTCAGATGAAACTACAGCAGAAGTCAATTTCACTTCTGCTGGAACTTTAGACAATGTTGAAAATTCTACACTTAGGATCAGAAATGCAAATGTCGAAAGAATTCCACGCACAGATTCACGAACACTTGTCAATTCTGTCACATCAACATCTACTGCAAATACTGCTGATACTTCAACATCACAATCAACTAGATGGGTTGATCCTTTAGCACAATCATTTGAAGTTGCTGATACTAATGGAGTTTATATTACAAAATGTGATATTTTCTTCAAAACAAAAGACACCAAAGGAATTCCAGTAACACTTCAAATCAGAACGATGCAATCTGGTCTTCCAACACAAACATTTTTACCATTTTCAGAAGTAACATTAGATCCAAAAGATGTTAAAGCATCTGAAGATGGTACTGTTGCAACTACTTTTACTTTCCCTTCTCCAGTTTATTTGGAAAAAGTTGGTTCTGGATATTCTATTGTATTAATCTCGTCTTCCGATTCGTATAATGTATGGATTTCAAGAATGGGAGAACCAGACATATCAACTGCAAATAAACCAGATTCTCAAAAAATTATTGTTTCCAAACAACCGACTCTTGGTGCATTATTTAAATCACAAAATGGATCAACTTGGACTGCATCTGATTTGGAAGATTTGAAGTTTACCTTATACAGGGCAGATTTTGTAACTTCGCCAGCATCATTTAGATTCTATAATCCAGATCTATCTATTGGCAATAATCAAGTTGCAACATTGAGAAAAAATCCACTAAATGCGTATTCAAATTCGGCATTAATTGGTTTAGGTAAGAGTCTATCTACTTCGGAACAAACCTCATTAGTTGTCGGAAATACAATTAGTCAAACAACCAATACCAATTTTACTTCAAATCTTAAATCTCTTGTTGGTGCAGTTGGAATTGGTTCAACCTTAACATTAACAAATGTTGGTTCTGGGTTTACAAGTGGGGCAACAGTATATTCAAATATAAGTTTGATATCATTAACAGGATTCGGACAAAATGCAAAAGTCAATCTTTCAGTTTCCTCTGGTGTAGCAGTCGCTGCAACTATTACTGATGGTGGTTCTGGATATGCTCCTGGTGATACATTAACAGTAAGTTCTACTGATACTAATAATCTTGGAAAAAATCTCATCTTAACCATTCCAAACAATGTTGGAATTATTTCAGCAGTCAATTCTATTATTGTTGATAATATTCAAGGAAAATTAGACACATCGGGAACAAAAACAATTACCAATAATGGTTCTTCTATAGCAGGAGCAACTGTAACTAGTACTGTTAATATTTCTGATGGATTGCACTTTAAAGTCAATCACCAAAATCACGGAATGTATTCACCAATCAATCAAGTTACTTTGAGTGGAATCGAATCTGATATTGCTCCTGTAAAACTAACTGCTGACTATTCTTCTACTTCTACTAGTGATATTACATTAAATTCAATCGGTACTTTAGAAACCTTCGAAAACATTGCTGTTGATTCAAATAATCCAGGTTATATTGTTATTGATAATGAAATTATAAAGTATACAGGAACTTCTGGAAATACTTTAACTGGTATTAGTGGTGGAAGAGGAATTGACAATACAGTTGCGACATTACACTTGACAAACGCATCCGTATTTAAATACGAATTCAATGGAGTTTCACTCAGAAGAATCAACAAAACTCATAAATTTACAGATGTTGATTTAACAAAATATCCAATTGAACTTGATTCTTACCACGTAAAAATAGATCAATCGACACCAGGAACCAATAGAAGCACTGGAAATACTAATTCATATCCAGAGTTATTCTTCAAACAATCTAAATCTGGTGGAACATATTCGTCAACCCCAATTGTTGGGTCTTTTAATGGACCAAAAGCAACACAAAATATCACATTTAATAGTATTAGACCAAATATACAAACATTATTACCAGAAACAACATCAGTTGGAGCAAAAATCAGAACAACAACTGGAACAAGTGTGAATGGAACTGAAATTTCATTCACGGATAGAGGATTTGAAGATATATCTTTAAATTCTACCAATCAACTAAGTGAAACTTCTGCGATTTATTCTAAAGTAAATGAACTTTCAAATTTAACCACTTTACCCGGAAATAGATCATTCACTATGGAACTTCTATTGTCAACAGGTGATAGAAAAGTATCTCCAATGATTGATTTGCATAGAGTAAACATAATCACAACAATGAATAGGATTAATAATCCTGTTTCTGATTTTGCTTTAGATCCAAAAGTAAATCAATTGAGTGGTGACCCAAATGCAGCAATTTATGTTTCAAAAATTGTAAAGTTACAAAAATCAGCAGATAGTTTGAAAGTTCTCTTTGATGCTTATAGACACTCATCAAATGATATTAGAGTTATGTATAGATTGCTTAGAAATGATACTCCAGATTCACAACAATTATATGAATTTTTCCCAGGATATGACAATCTTGATGAGAATGGAAACGTAATCGATTCTTCAAAAAATAATGGAAAATCTGATAGATTCGTTCAAGCATCAAATACTTTAGGTGATTTTGGTAATTATGAATTTACTGGTAAAAATATAACTCCATTCAATGGATTCCAAATTAAAATTATTATGACTGGAACAAATCAATCATATGTTCCACTTATTAGAGACTTAAGAGCAATTGCATCAATATGATACCAGTAGAAGGACACAAAGGATTGTATCGTGATGAAAAATCAAATGCAATCGTAAATTGCAATGATTATGAATACCAAGAATATTTGAGAGTCAAAAACTCATCATTAGAGGAAAAAAATGAAATTGAAAATTTAAAAACCGAATTGACTGAGATAAAATCGTTACTTGCAAAACTCTTAGAAAACAAAACCTAAATATATTAGGAAAGATTTTATCTAGTTATCATAATGGCAATATATGTAGCTAATATAACAATTCCAGGGGGTGCTGATTTTAATCAGACATTTTTTCTTGAATCAGTAGCAAATACTCCATTGGATTTGACTGGATATACTGGTTATGCAAAATTAAAAAAATCACCAGCATCATTAAATACTTCTGCTGTTTTTACAGTTTCTTTCCCCAATAGACCTGACGGAAGAGTTAAAATTTCTTTAGGTTCAACTATCACATCAACATTGAGACCAGGAAGATATTGTTATGACATACTATTAGATAGTGGAACAGCAAAGACAAGAGTTGTTGAAGGAAGTGCTTTAGTTACTGCTGGAATTACCACCGCATAAAAACAATGTCAGACATTAGAGTAAGAACTAATTCAGACAATTTAATAAAAGTAAGACTTGGTGCTGATAACGCAAACAGGGTAGTTTCTGCTGTTGCAAATTTAAAAATGAATCTTACCGATTTAAATGATGTCAATACAACTACAGCAATTCCAAACAATTCAGTACTTGTATACAATTCATCAACAGAACAATGGAATCCATATCCATTCATTGATGGTGGCACATATTGATAAATAATTAGAGTCTAAAATTAAATAATGTCTCAACCATCAAGTCGTCAAGGATTAATTGATTACTGTTTGCGAAAACTTGGATATCCTGTTCTAGAAATTAACGTCGATGACGACCAAATTGACGATTTGGTAGATGATGCTATTCAATTTTTTAATGAAAGACATTATGATGGTGCGGCAAGAGTATATTTAAAACACAAACTTCTACCTGATGAAAAAACTATAGTAAGAACAGGTATCACAAGTTCAACTGCAAATTCTTCTGTTGGAATAACAACGGTCAATTATCAAGAAACAAATAATTTTATTCAACTTCCAGATACAATTATTGGAGTGAATAACGTATTTAAATCAGATGCAAATACAATATCATCTGGTTTGTTTAATATCAAATATCAAATATTTTTGAATGATTTGTATTATTATGGTGCTCTCGATTTGCTAAATTATGCAATGGTAAAAACACATTTGGAAGATATTAGCAGACTAATAACTCCAGATGTTCAATTGAGATTTAATAAAAAACAACATAGGTTGTATTTGGATATAGACTGGGCAATGGTAAATGAAAATAGTTATATTATTGTCGATTGTATTCGAATTGTAGACCCATCAGACTTTTCTGCTGTATATAATGATTGGTGGTTGAAAAGATATTTGACTGCAATCATAAAAAGACAATGGGGTCAAAATTTAATTAAATTTAATGGAGTTCAACTTCCTGGTGGAATTACGATGAATGGTGAAAGAATATTAAATGATGCGATTAGAGAAATTGAAGAACTTGAGACAGAACTTAAGACTGATTATGAATTACCCCCAATGGATATGATAGGATAATGGCACCACTAAATCCCTATTTTCTGGGAGGTTCTTCCAGTGAGCAAAGACTTGTTCAAGATTTAATCAACGAACAACTGAAAATGTATGGGCAAGATGTTGTGTATATGCCCAGACAATTGATTAATGAAAAAACTATTATCAAAGAAGTTTTAGTATCAAAATTTGATGATAGTTTTAGAATTGAAGCATATATTTCAAATTTCAATGGATTTGGAGGACAAGGAGATATTTTATCAAAATTTGGAGTAAAGACAAGTGATGAACTAACTCTTATCATTTCAAAAGAAAGATATGAAGATTTTATAACTCCATTTTTATTGGATGACCCAGATATCAAAGTTGCAACAAGACCACAAGAAGGAGATTTGATTTATCTTCCAATTGATAATGGTCTTTTTGAAATTAAGTACGTTGAAGGTAAAGTTCCATTTTATCAATTAAACAATCTATATGTTTATGAATTGAGATGTGAAATCTTTAGATACGAAGATGAACTTATTGATACCAGTATTGATGAAGTTGATAGGTCAGTTCAGGATTTTGGTTATATTCAAACCATTACTATGGTTAAAGATACTGCAACTACAGCAACTGCTACGGTTTCAATTGCTTCTACACAAAACAATTCAGTTCAATATATTGATTTAATTAATGATGGAACTGGTTATCTATCTACACCAACAATTCAAATTACAAAAGCACCAGAAGGTGGAATAGATGCAACAGCAGTTGCTATTATGACCAGCAAAACAGGAAGAACGGGAAATTCTATTGATAGAATTCTTATAGTTAATCCTGGCATTGGTTATACACAAATACCATCAGTTACAATTGTCGGTCAATCTGGTTCTGGTGCAATTGCAACTGCTGTTCTTGCATCTAGAACTTTAGGTATTGTAACTATTACTTCTGGTGGAAGTCAATATTCATCTGCTCCTGTTGTTTCAATATCTACTGCTCCTGCTGGTGGAGTAAATGCAACAGCAGAAGCAGTCCTAACAGTCACTGGAATTGTAACGGCAATTCGTTACACCAATGCTGGTGCTGGATATACGGTTTCCCCAACAATTACACTTACAAGTCCTATTGGAATTTCTACTGGTGACTTTGAGTTTAATGAATCGGTTAGAGGTGTTTCTACTGGAACTACTGGATACGTAAAAGATTGGGATGCGGATACTAGAGTACTTAAAGTTTCAATAGTTGGCGGAAACTTTGCTAATGGTGAATTGATAGTTGGTGCAGCAGCAACACATAAAGTATATTCAATCAATACATTTGATGAGTATGACCCTTATGCGGAAAATATTCAAATTGAAGATGAAGCAGATGATATACTTGACTTTTCGCAAAAGAATCCTTTTGGTAATTACTAAATAATTAATAAACTCTATTGTTATGTTAGGAACTTATAGTTACAATGAAATAATCAGGAAAACCATTATTGCTTTTGGTACACTTTTTAATGAAGTGTACATCAAGCACGAAGAGCAGGATGGTACTGATTATAGTTTTATGAAAGTTCCTATTGCTTATGGACCAATTCAAAAGTTTTTAGCAAGAGTAGAACAAAAACCAGATTTGAGGAAAAGAGTTGCAATGACTCTTCCTCGAATGTCTTTTGAGATGACGAGTTTAAAATATGATAGTAGCAGAAAAGTTTCTGCTATGCAGACGTTTAAGGCAATAAAAACTACTGATAGAACAGAACAAATTAAAGTTTTTATGCCGGTTCCTTATAATATTGGATTTCAACTTAGCATTATGACTAAGTTGAATGATGATATGCTTCAAATTGTAGAACAAATTCTTCCAGCATTTCAACCAAATTTTACATTAACAATCAATTTAATCTCATCAATAGGTGAGAAGAAAGATGTTCCTGTAGTCCTGGAGGGAATTAGTATGGAAGATAATTATGAAGGTAATTATACAGAAAGAAGAGCTTTAGTATATACGTTAAACTTTACAGCAAAGACGTATCTGTTTGGTCCAATTGCTGATAGCACTGATGGATTAATCAAAAAAGTTCAAGTGGATTATTATACAGATACTAATACTAAGAATGCGTCAAGACAATTGAGATATACTGCTACACCAAGAGCAATTAAGGACTATGATAATGATAATACAACAACACTCACTCAAGACATTGATGATAAAGTAACTGCGTTTGATGTTTCGAGTGCTGTATCACTGGTTAATAATTCTTATATTATGATTGGCAATGAAGAAATGTATATTAAGAATATTTCCGGAAATACATTAAGTGTATTGAGAGGACAAGACAATACCACGATTACATCTCACACTGAAGGTGATTCAATTGATGCAATCACAACAGCAGATAATGAATTAGTTGAAATGGACGATGATTTTGGATTTAGTGAATCTCGTTTTGATTTTGGTGATGGTAAAATTTATAGCACAACAAAGGGGATTGATGTATCATTATGAAAAGTAAATTCGAAAATATAGACGAAGCACTAGAAATAGAAGCAACTTCTGTATCAAAAGAAATTGTAAAAAAATCAAAAGAAGCAATAGCAAGACCAATCTCTGGAGAAGAAAGTGATAAGGATTATGAATACACACGAGGAAATTTGTATTCATTGATTGAAAAGGGCCAAGAAGCAATTGATAGTATTATGGATTTAGCACAACAAAGTGATAGTCCAAGAGCATATGAAGTTGCAGGTCAATTAATTAAAAATGTTGGTGATGTGACTGATAAGTTAATTGATTTGCAGCATAAAATGAAGAAACTTAAAGAGGAAGATACTAGAGGACCTTCTACTGTCAATAATTCTGTTTTTATTGGTTCAACAGCAGACCTTCAAAAATTATTGAAGCAAGGTCTAATGGACTCTAAATAATTAAAAAATTTCTAATGAAAACTTTTCAGGAATTTATTTTAGAGGCAAGTTGCAATAAAACTCCAAAAGGAATGGATTGCCCATCACACGGAAGTGCAGAGTGCCCTAAAGTAAAATCACACAAAACGGTTAAAGCAATTGCAGCAAAGCATCGTTTGGATGTTTCTTTTATTGCAAATCAACTTAAGATGGGAATTCCCATCGAACACGAGCACACAAAAAACAAAACACTAGCAACTGACATTGCACTTCAACATCTTGAAGAAATTCCAGATTATTACACTCGTCTCAAAAAAATGGAAGCAAGTGCGAAAAAAGAACACAAGAAATTCAAAGACGTAAAGGAAACAGTTACGATTGAAGACGCAAATGGAAATACATTTTTGGAAATTATTGATTTAATTAAACCAGAAAGAATGAAAGGTATTAGTGAGGGAAGAAAATCGGGAGATTATTCACTACACGATTGGTTTTCAAAAAGCAGATCAAGTGATGGGAAACCGGGATGGGTTCAACTAGGAGGCAAATACGCAGGAAAACCTTGTGCGAAGCAACCAGGACAAACCACTAAACCAAAGTGTGGTTCATCAAAAATGGCTGCAAATATGTCCGATGATGAAGAGGATGCAGCAGCAAGAAGAAAAAGAAAAGAAGACCCAAATCCAGATAGGTCAGGACAAGCAAAAAATGTTGCGACTGAGGAATTTGTAAGCGAAGATGCCTGTAAAGAAAAAGTAAAATCTCGTTATAAAATTTGGCCTAGTGCTTATGCTTCTGGGGCACTTGTCAAATGTCGTAAAGTTGGTGCTAAAAATTGGGGCAATAAAAGTAAAGATGTAAAAGAAGGGTATACACGCATACAGTCTCGTGGTTCTACTTATAGTATCGTGTTAAATTGGAGAGGAAAATATCTTTCAGTTCAAATGTTTTTCCCACAATTTGCTAGACCACCAAAAGATCAGGTTACTTATGAAGTGAGGAAGATATATCCT